AGGTCGCCGGTTGACTTGATCTTAGCGTTGCGTGTCAGTAGTTCAGTCATGCGGTAACCACTTTTTTTAATACTGTAAGCATGTCTATGTACAGTTCGGTATCACGACGGTTGTAGTTGTTACGTTCTCCAATAGCTCTTGCATGTTCTAACCAGTAGTCGATGTCATACGGTCCTTCACAGCCTATACTAACTTGTTTCCCGTAACGTACGATGGACTGCCTAGGCATGTCAATCACTTGCAAGTCCGCGCCTATAACACCTTGCGCTGACACTAAATTGCGTATATTAGCGCCGCGTAGATCTGCGCCGCTTAAATCAGCGTTGCGTAGACTAGCACCGCTTAAGGTCACACTGCGTAGGTCAGCGTAGCTTAGGTCAGCGCCGCGTATAGTAACACAACGTAGATTAGCGTTGCGTAGGTTAGCGTAGCTTAGATCGGCATTGCTTAAATCCAGTCGCTTACCAGTTGGTTCATTGTCAAGCCACTGCTTATGCAGTGTTAATGCTTGTTTTAGTTCTTCGCTAGTCATATATTAGTACTCCATGTCATCGTATGAATCTATGAGACTAGTGATCTGATCTTCTACAAAAGCTTCCACCGACGTATATTTTGGATCGATTTCACCAGCTTCTACGAGTTCTTCATACATAATGTACAGTTCGTCTAAATCTCTCATGTTAAAACTCCTTTCGTAAGATAAGATAAGCGGTTGTTGTTGCCACGATCGTTATTAGCAGTAGTATGTTTTCGTTCATGTTATAGCTTCCAACGTGTTGCATAGTTGTTAGGTTCGTAAGCGTGTAGCATGTTACGATCTCCCTCTGTGGATGATATAGATAGCTGTTAAAAACGCGGTTATGGTTAGTACAAGCTGTGTGTCCGACATTCTATAGTCTCCCTACGTGTACGATAAAAGGGTTTTTGGTAGCCGCGATAAGCAAAGTGTCTAACGCTTTAATTGCTTTACGGTTTTGTTGAATACCCAGTAGAGATATTGCCGTTAGTAGACCTTGCTTTGAGTCCCACTTCACACTTGAGATCTTGCCGTTTGCGCTACGGTAAAGCACTTGATAGATGTCTTGTGATAAGTATCGTACTGCTAAAGTCATTGGTCGTCTCCTTTCTTCTTGCCTCACGGTTATTATTATGCATGTCATGTGCCACACAAAAAAGCCAATGATATCAACTGTGGCGGGGACTAAAATCGTCAACAACTTGTGCAGCAAGAGCGGTAAGTATGCGGGATGCAAGTGAATCTAAGGATTAGACAGTAGTGTTTAAGGATTGTACGAAAGACACTGCTGCAAGCCGCCACATACGGGCAAGCTGCCACTGCCGCCACGTGTGAGCAGTCGTAAGCGTGTGACAAGCGGGTAACGAGCAGTGACAAGCGCTGGCAAGCGCTGGCAAGCAGTGGCAAGCAGTGACAAGCGCAGACAAGTGATAACAAGCGCTAACAATATATCACACGCACATGCATCCATCCACACGCGCCCGTACCCATACTAGCACCGCACGTGCCAGCATGTACCACACGTGTCAGCTTACAAGCATGCCACAAGTGGGGTTGACGGGGGCTTGCGGGTGATTGATTACCCGCTCCACACCCGGGGGCTATACCACGTTTAGGCACTTGTGACTTGCGTGCTTGCCGGCGTGCCCGTCACTGTAAATTTTCGCTACTGTGGAGGGGGGTGTCCCGCGGAGGTAACACAGTGACTTCATTACGCAAAAGTGGGAAGTGTGTTATGTAAGTTTTTGTAAATTTTACAGCGCCTTCTTATCGACCATCCCACGACCCTACCCACCTCAACAACGCGTCTTAAAATCGCCGCTAGACACCTTTAACTTAACGTTAGCGCTAGTCTAGTGTCCGCGCGCGTACTAATAGTAACATACTTCTCACTGACTTGTAATTTTACTGTTGACAACTTTTAGGTACCAATTATAATCGTAACTAGGGAACACGCAAGATCGCTAACGCTTGCACTAACAAACGACGCATGAACGCTCGCTCTCCACACGTGCCGGCATGCAGACTCGTAACGCAGTGTAACGATTGCGCTAACTAGCGGGGGACACATGATAACGCTAGATATATATATACCCGCCACCGCTTAGCAAGCACAAACGTTAATGCATGTTCAAGTAAAGCATATGCATGCAAAGCGTTAGCGCTCGTGCGTTAGCGAGCGTGTAGAAAAGAGCTAGCTCGAACACTTAAGTAGGAGTGTGTTCAATGCGACACATAGTAACTTTACGACTAACAGACGGCTCCGAAGCAACACTTCCCATGCTTAGTCTACCACCCGTTATAAGCATAGGCAGTGCTAGACAAAGCTCATCTCCCCTAGCAGACACTTCTATTCTTCCGTTTACAAACAAAACCTTTGCTCGCATAAACGATACTCTGGTATATGAAGAAGTAGGAGACACTAACGATGACGTTTAATCCTAGTTTGCCACAATCAAAATTTAAAGCTTCTTTGTATGCTAAGCATCCTAAAATCGTGGTTAGCGAACTAACCCCACAACAGTTACAAACCTTAACCAACAACCGTAGCGTTGTTAAATGGGCAGAACAAGAAGGCTTCCTTGAGTGGCTAGGCGAAAAAGACACCGTTAGACGGCTGTTAGAAGCCACGTCAGAATCCGCCGTAGCTTGTCTTATGAGTATTGTAACCGAAACAGACGTTGGACCTGCCGGTCGAGTTACCGCAGCTAATCAAGTAGCAGCAGCTCGATTGATCCTTGAATACGCGGGCTTCACTCCCCCATCCCACAAGGTAGTGGAGTACCGCGACAAGGACATAGAAAAGATGACCGAAACAGAACTAAAGGATTTTATTGCAACAAATTTAAAGCTTGTCAAGCCGTCCGCGTAAAGGTATAGTGTTTAGGTAGGACTAGAGGAGGCTTGTTGCCATGACAAGATCACGCAGTATTATTGCCGATATAGAGTTTCCTCTTGGACCAAAGCCTATACGAATTGAGTTTGTAAAGTCCCTAAAAGATCCAGATTGTGAAGACGGCGGGCAAATGTTTGGTCACACACTGATGGACGACAACCTTATCCAAATAAACGTTCGTGAACACACTAGTTTAGACCACATCTGCTCAACACTGTTTCACGAGCTTATACATGCGTACTTTAACATAACTGGACAGAATCAAACTTTGTCTTATGAACAAGAAGAATCCATCGTACGTATGCTAGAATCAATGTTGTTTTGGTTGGTCGACAAACAGCTATTGACTTCTCTACTTCCATGCGATAAATTGATTCCATACTTAAAGCGAGGTGCCCGTGTCAAACTCTCAGCTCGCAACAGTTAACGCAGGCAGAACACTTGTTCTGTTTGATGGCACGCTAACAGGCAACGCTACCAAGACTGTGAACTTTGTTTTACACGCAGATACGCTACTGCTATCGGTGTTTGTTCGATCGGTTGCTAACTCCGTTACTGTAAGTTGCGACACGTTTACGCTAGAGGGCGAAGCAAGCGAAGTCATCTTGTTTCCGGCAGTATCGGCACCAACAACCGAACTCATACTTAAAAAAGCAGCTGTTGCTTTAGCTAACTGTAAGTTAAAAATAAACCACACCGCCAACTGCGAACTTCAAGTAGTGGCTAAAGGTTTGACAGCAGGAGAACTAAACACAAGGATCCTGTCTGCTAACACCGCAACAGCGTACAGCGCATCTGTTACGAACACCGCAGCAGTGTTAATCCCCGCGACGCTCTTTGACCGTAGCGGCTTAGTAATTAAAAACACTTCGTCAGCCAGCGTATATATCGGATTTAGTCTCGCAGAAGCTACGATAGCAGGCGGTTGGTTACTGACACAAAACGAATCACTTAGTATCGACCTTGCTGCAGGGCAAGCGGTATTTGCTGTGCGTGCAACCCCGGGTACATCGGACATACGAATTATTGAGGCAATGGCGTAGTCATGGCAACAATAACCGTAGGTGGTGGCTCAACAAGCAGTGGTGGTGGTAATAACAACGATATTATATTTACGACTGGCGTAACTAGTAGACCGGTTATCACCTTAGCGGACACAGAACAAACTTTAAGCTTGCCTATTGGTACAAAAGCGTTTATGTTAAAGAATGTAGGCAACGTTTCAGTGCGCTACGCTTATACTAGTGGTGGGACGGCTTCTGCCTACGTTACACTTGCGCCACACGCGAGTAAGTGGATAGACAAACTAGACGCAACTGCGCGATTTATTTATGTAAGATCTAGTGTAGCTGGTCATCAGCTAGAACTAGAGTATTGGGTTTAACTAACTAAAAGGAGAGATTAATGATTAGTAAGGACAAGTTAGGTTTTGATGTAACCGACACCGACACTATTGCCGCTAGCGACAGCGTCGGTGCGTTTTTACGAGCTAGCGACGGCACGCTGTTGACGCACACTGACGTGAGTGGTAAAAAGGCACTGGACGTTAACATTGCTAACTCAGTGACCACAATCAACGCCGCTAACTTTGCTGAAGACTCAGCACACACCTCAGGCGCTATCGGTACGCACATACTTGCGGTACGTAACGACACCGAAGGATCGCTAGTATCTACCGACGGGGATTACGGTTCTTTGCAATTAGACGCATCTGGTCGCCTTCGTGTTTTGCAGCGAGCTTTATCTAACAGCTCGGATTCAGTCGCTGCTGTGCAATCAGGTACTTGGACAATCGACTCGATTACAAACCCTGTACCAGTTGCCATAGACCATGCAAACGACAGCATCAAAATCGGCGACGGTACAAACTTCTTGGCGTTTGTTGGCTCCACAGGTATTGCACGTACGGCTGACTATCACACAGCAGCTGCTAACTCAGCTATCAGCATTAACAACACGTCAGGTGGAACCGCTCTCGTTGCGTCTCCCCTAGCAAACCGAACTAGCATGTTTGTGCAAAACCTCGGCAACAAGGCAGTGTTCTTGGGCGTTGGCACCGTAACCAGTGCAAACGGTTTGCGTTTGTCTCCCGGCTCGGTTTTTGAAGCACGCATTGGCGCTGCTCTTAACCTTAAGGCTATTTCACAAGATGCCTCTGCTCAAGACATTCGAGTACTCGAACTAGCATAAGGATAATTTTTAAATGTTTACTAAAGATGATGTTGTAAAAGCCGACAAGTTCGCGCAGATTCTCTCCAAAGCCAAGTTTGACATGTCGGTGTCAGACTGGCTTTTGTTTCATCAACAGCTGATCTGGTATAACCAGTTAATCAAGCGTATACAAGATCATGTGTTTGAACCGGTAAAAATTACCGAAGATGAACCTAAAAAGTCAAAGAAGTAGTATCATATGAGTATTACTTATAACCCAGATCGTATAGACGTTTTAGATACTGAGGGAGTATTTGCAGCGCTCACAGTAACTACAACACCTGTCGAAGCTAAAGTGGGCGCAAATCCACTGACAGCTAGACAAGTCTTAGTTTTGCAACCTAAAGATCGTGATATCTTTTATGGGTTCAGCAACACGGTCACAGCATCAACGGGCATTGAACTTTTTAGAGATCAAACTATCTCCTTACCTGTAGGACCTAGTGTTAGAGTATGGTTAGTAGCATCAAGCGGTTCACGTAACATTCGCATACAGGAAATCGCATGAAACCTCTTACGATCTCACCTGTAGCGAGATCAGTACCATTTGACCCTACAAACACAGAGTTTACGTCGACTGTTCGTACCGTACAGGAAGCCTTAGAACAAGCCGTCTTGTTTGGCGCGCGGTTTCAAGCTGCTGAATCTCTAAATGATAGTACCACAACGTCGCTGACTGTATGGTCTACTAAAGTTACTTTAACACCCTCTTCAGCCTTACTACAGGGAAATTATTTACTTTTGTATGTGTGCACTGCAACCGCTGGAACTAACAGAGAAGTTGACGTTCGTGTGCGTCAAAACAACACGACCCTGTTTGAAGTTCGAGAATCTGTCGTCCGAAATCAAGGATCAAATACAATCTCTGGGTTCGTGCCCCTTACATCAGTGTCAGGCACACCTACGTTTACGTTAGAATTTAAAGTAGGCGGAACAGCAACAACTGTCACGGTGTCTAACGCCAGGCTTGTACTGTGGAGAATAGCTTGATGAGTTCTTACAACTTTACCAAAATAGTGGCTGTTGACAGACTTATGCACGAGATTCGCCAGTCACCAATTATTATTGCCTTAGACTACATCACTCTAAACGGCGACGACCTCACTATCGTGTTTAAAGCCGATCTTCCGTATACCGATCAAGGACTTTTATCCGACTTAGTAACCGACCACGTTGCTACACCGCTACCTACCAACGACCGTACCCTAGTTAAACCCAGCGCATTTGCAGATCCAGAAGGAAGGCGAGCTAGACTTTACGGCACGCATTTTTTAACATGTGCTGCAAATTCTGAGGTGTCACAAACCTATACACTTACCGCCGACAGGTTAATGGACGGTGCGGAATACATCTGCAGTGGAGGACAGTTAGGCGACTACGTCGACTTCGAGGTTATACATCCCACGATTGGTGTAGTGGACGCTTTCTGCGCAAGATGGTATGTTGCTGAAGGTCGATCTTTGTATAAGCTGTATCCTGCGTTTATACCTGCTGGCTTAGGCATAAAAGTCACATATCATAATACTGGTAGCAATAACGCTATGATGGCTTTAAACGTGATGCTACACTCAGTGTAGGGTAACAGTCCACTAGTAATAATATCGGAGACTTACGTTCGTATAGAGGTAAAGCGCATGATAGACTTGGCTCTACAAACCACTAAAATTTATAAAAAAGATGGCAAGTACCTTGGAGTTGTGGAAGCAATGCCTGGAGTATGGGCGCAAGGAGACTCAAGGAAAGAAGTTATAAAGCTTCTTAGAGAATGTGCGGAAGTATGGATTGTTGCACGAACAAAAGAGAAGTTGACAGTGTCTAAGAATTAGTGATAGTCTATTAGACAACTAGGCATACTGCCTTAACCTTAACGAAGTTATTACATGAAGTTTACGTTCACAAAAAACAACACTATCGGTTCACGTCTAATCTGCTGGGCACTTAACGAACCTGTGTCCCATGTAGCTATTCAGCTATCGAACGGCATTGTTATACACTCAAAACTTCTAACCGGCGTTGTGTTAGACTGGCACACTCAGTTTACAAGAACAAACCAGGTTTTATTTACAGTTACACGACACTTGTCGCCAACGCTAACAAAACAGCTAGTCGCTACTGTGTTAGACAACTACTCCAACCGTTCCTATGACTACGGTGCGGTATGTTATTTTGCCTGGCGGGTTTTGCTGTTCAAGCTGTTTAAGATTCCGTATCCCACAAAGTTTAAGTGGTCCTCTAGCAAAAAATTTATGTGTACAGAACTAGCTTTGTTGTTTACCAATAAACCATCGTCAGATTTTATCACTCCCTATACCCTTTACAAGGAGCTAACCAGTGGCAGGCTTTAACACTAGAAATCTTTTAGAAGACAAACCCGCTATTACAATGTCATCGTCTCTAGCGTCCGACCTTTTTAAAATTCATGAAGGGGACATCAGGCATGTAGTGTTTCAAATAAACGCCGCAGCAGATCCAGGAGCCATTACTCTTGAGACTTCCTATGACGGCGGACAAAGCTGGCGTGCAATAACACTAACTGCGATTGCAGCATATAGTAACGGGCTGGTTAGAGTACGACTGCCTGACGGATTTATCGGAAACGGACAGCTACCAGACTTACTCGGACCTCTAGCTAGACTAAAGTCAACAAACTCGGTCACCGTAACAGCTATTTGGAAAACTATAATCAGCTAACGAGGTATCTGTGACAACATCACGGGACATAGAACGTGTGTATGATCTCAAACGATTGTTTGACAAACAGTTAGACAAAGTAGATCAAACGTTAGACATGCCAGAACGAGTTGTTAAAGCAGCCAAGCTTTTAGATAAAATGCTAGGCACAGACGCTTGGCGTGCCGAGTCTCAGCTGCCCGAAGTAGAATTCCTACAAGTAGATGTATTGACGGACAAGCCGCTGTCTACCAAAGAGATTAACTCGTTATATACCAAAGTATATAAACTGTTACGCGAAGAAGGACTGTCTCAAAAAGATGACACGTATGTAGTAGACCGCCTTGAACAAGCGGAGTGTGAGGAAGACGACGTGCCGTGTGATTGCTATGAGTGTACGCCATGTGACTGTGAAGCTTGTCGTAAACAGAATCTGCTAGGACGCATCCTGGATTATGTCGCAAGATAACGATCAAGATACCGCCCGACAACTAGCTGCTGCGTTAAAACGTTTACAGACGTTAGGCATGCAACAGTGCATGAACCCAAACGACCTGAATAGTCGACCTACGCCCAAGCAGCAAGAAATCTTTGAAGGTGCTGCTACCTATGAGATTAGAGCGTTAGTAGCCGCTAACCAAGTAGGTAAGTCTAGCGTAGGGGGTAGAGAAGTTGCATGGGTTTTTGAAAATACACACCCGTACTGGAAAATCACTTCACGTACAAGAAAGATTTTAGTAATTGGTCGAGTTGGCGAACAAGTAGAAACTGAACTATGGCGTTCCAAAATCAAACCTTTTCTTACTCCCGGTACTTACAAAGAAGTTCGGACAGGCAACGCTTTGCAGCGTGTAGAATCTTTAGTCGACGACGCTGTTATCATTTTTATGTCACACCATAACGTTAATGAAGCGAGAGAAAAAGCCCAAGCATTTGTTTTAGACTATGTATGGATGGACGAACTAACTGATTCGATTTCACTTATCATGGAACTTGCTTTGCGCGTTCAAGCAAATCAAGGGCGGTTTCTCTTAACGTTTACCCCCCTGCTAAGATCCCCCACCGTAAAAAAGTGGATAGAAGGACTGCAAGAACCAATAGGTAAGGTTTATAGACTTAACATGTTAGATAACCCTATCTACGCAGGACGCGAACACGAGATCCTATTACGCTATGCTACCTTGCCCGAAGCCGAACGACGAGCAAGGCTGTATGGTGAGTGGTTCACTGGTGAGCTGACAGTATTTAGTTTCAGTGAACAACGAAACGTTGAAGACCCGCCGGACTATCATCCTAGCTGGCGGCACGTCGAAGTAGTTGATCCCGCAGCTAGCGGTAACACTGGATTTCTTCTGTTAGCTCAGCATCCGGCAACGCTTAGGTGGTACGTTACACGAGCCGACTACATTAAAGGAGCCGCAGCGTCTGACCTTTTAAACGCTATTGAGCGCAAAACCGCAGGACTCAACATTGTAAAGCGCGTGTACGATCCATCAGCAACATGGTTTGCTAAAGAAGCACTCCACAGAAAACGAACCTATGTTGGCGTTCAAGACAAAGCTCGGCGAAAAGTTGAATTAATTAAACAAGTTGAAGAAGCCCTAGTCGCACAAACAATCTCTATAGCTAGCTGGTGTACTCATCTAAAAGAAGAACTTGGTACTGCTCAGTGGGAAGACAGTGGCAGGGAGCGGATTGAAGCGTCAACAAAGTATCACCTACTAGACTGTTTACAGTACGGACTTGACAACTTGCCTAAAAATGATTTAGTATCAAAACCAACCACACATGATCAGTGGTTAAAACAGGCTAATCAAGAACGCAAGCGTAAAGAAGTGGATCGCTTAAAGTTTGGTAAGTTTAAACCTAACGCACGAATAGCAGCATTTAGGGGTCGTAGGTGGCAAGTCTAGACATTATATTTTTAGGTTACTATCTACTTCTAACAGCCGCTGTTGGACTAGCTCTAATAGCAGCTATCTTACATCAAAAACTTAAGCGCGTTGATCAGTTAACTAAACAACTAAAGAAACTTATACTCATGCGTAGGAGCCATCGCTAATGCCAAAAGTCCAGCAGTTAACAGCTGAAGAAGTAAAGCGACTAGTTCTTAAACGCCTCGAAGCATGTAAAAAACATCGCGAACAGTTTGAACAGCAGTGGCAAGAAAATCACAACATCTTATACTCGTCGTCGTACAAGTTAGGACAGAGCGTATCACAAGGATTTGATGAAGCTTATGAACTCGAATCTGGCGACGTAGATAGTGGCGATTCACAAATAGGCATGAACTATGCTTTTAAGTACCTTCGATTTTTTCACTCTCAACTTAGCGCAAATCCACCAAGTGTGATAGCCAGACCAACGTCAAGTGATGCGACCGATAAACGTAAAGCAGATGCAGCGGATAGGTTAGTACGACACGCTCGGTCCACCAATAAACTAGACGAACTTATTGATCAACAAAACCTTAACATGTTAACTTATGGTAATGGTTGGCTTAAATTAGTGTGGAACCCAGACAAAGGAGACATCTACGACTTTAACGACGAAACCAAAGAAGTTATCATGGAAGGCGACATTGAAGCGTATGCACCAGCACCCCGCGACGTATGGCTAGATCCAGACGCACGAACCTGGGACAACGTACGGTTTATTATCGAACGTCATTATATTCCCTACGAAGAAGCGGTGTTCAGGTTTCCAGAACACAAAGAAGTGCTTAAACGCCAAATAGAAACATCGTCCGCGTCACCAAGTTTTACGGTGGAACAACAAGAACTCTATACAGACCACGTAGCAGTATACGAGTACTACGAAAAAGGCTCTCCTGTTAACGGCATGGCAGGCAGGCACGTGTGGTTTACCGCTGATGGCACTATGTTAAAGACACCGTCAGCTAACCCTCACTACAAAGCTGGACTACCTTACCACCTTCTTACCTACGTCGACGTGCCTAATCAGGTCTATGGTAAGTCTATTGTTGACTACGTAGCTAGACTTCAAGATATGTTAAACCGCTTAGATTCACAGATACTAGACGTATTGCAAGCACATACCGTAGTTCGTATGGCAATTCCTGAAGGCTCTGACATCGAAGACCAAGCGTTGTCTAACAGTGCATGGGACTGGGTTAAGTACTCCGGCAACCAAGCACCTCACTTTATACCCCCCACACAGCTGCCCTCTGATCCGTGGAGATTTCGTGAACAGTTAATGCTAGCTATACAAGACTTGTACGGCGTAAACGATGCGATGATGGGCATACAGCGCCGCGAGCAATCAGCCGTATCACAGCAAACATCTATCGAAGCCGGAACCATGATTCACAGACGACTGTTTAAAAAATATCAACTAGTTGTCCAACAGATATACAAGGACTTCTTAGGGCTGGTTCGCGAGAACTGGACTGAACCCCGCACTATCTTAGTCCTTGGTAAAGAAAAGGCGTTTGAAGTAGCGGACTTTAAAGGCGCTGACATTTCGGGAGGTTTTGACTTAGACGTGGAATACGGCACTAGCCTTCCGTTAGATCCCAACATGCGACGCGAAGTGATTACGCTTTTAACTCCACAGCTAAAAGAAGCTGGCATGTCAATGAAAGCTATCTTACGCTACATGAAGCTCAACGATCTTGAAGGGTTGCATGATAGGGCTGAGATGGCTGCCGAACGTCAGCGTGAGATTTTTGAAAAGATGATACTGCAAAATATCTATATTGAGCCACGAGAAGTCGCTGACCATGCTGCCATGTTAGAGTTTGCGTATGACTACATTATGACGGCTGAGTTTAGAGACTTGCCAGAATCCGCAAAGCAGTTAATTGAAAAACATATTAAAGATCGCGAAGCTATACAAGCAGCTGCGGTCTCTCCAGCTGGTCCTGCTGGACCGGCAGCGCCAGCAGGCGGTGATCCTCTAGCTGCGTTGCTAGGCGGCGGTGGTGACTCTTCTCCTATTGGCTAAAAAATAGTTGACAAGATTATTTACGCTATATAGACTAAAGACAGTTGCTATCTTTACATCAAAGACGCAACTTTAACCATATATTATGCCACCCACATAAAGGACGCATACCATGATCCCTGAACACGATGAACTTACTGTAGATGTACAAGCTGAACTTGCTTCCGCTGCCGCTGAAGAAGCCACTGTAGATGCTGGACTAGAATCTTTAGACTCTTCTTCGTCAGACCAAACAGAAGGCGGGAACCTTGAAGTGCCCGAATCTAGCTTTTGGGACGATGAGTCGCCTGCTTCCGAAACCGCTGATTCTCCTTCCGAAACCGAAGCTAAACAACCTAATCTATCCGCAGCTGGGACGATTAAGTACAAAGCAGACGGTAAAGAAATTGAAATCAGTTTAGAAGAAGCAAAAAAACAATTGTCTCTTGCCGCAGGTGCAAGGCGTGCTTTTACTGAAAAGCAAAAGATTCAAAAGCAGTACGAAGCCTTAAGTAAAGAACGTCAAGAATTGCTAAAAATTAAAGAAGCCTGGGACAAGCTTGAAGAACTCAAGAACGATCCCGAACGGCTAGCTGAAGTAATTTTTGACAAACCGTATGCCGACATCGAAAAAGAAGTCTACGAGCGACGACGCTTGTATGAAGAGGCGACACCGGAAGAACGTCAACTTCTTGAATACGAAGCAAGGATGCGAAACCTTGAACGCGACATGGAACGTAGAAACAGAGAAGCTGAGCGCAAACGTCAAGAAGCAGAGGAGCGTGAATATAGCGCAACCACTACTAAACTTGAAACTGCGATGCAGCGTGAGTTTTTCAAACACCAAGTCGTCGATAGTCAAGATCCTACTGTAGCAAATAAACTACGTAAGATGTTATGGAGGCAATCGGTTGCTGACTTAAAAGAGTACGCTAAACGGTTACCAGAAGGTAAACTACCTGGACCAAAGCTTATTGCAAAAGTATTTGCTGACAATGCAAGGGCTATATCTGGCTTTAAGTCCGAGATTGTTAACAAAGAAATAAAGCAAGCTGTTGACCAGAAAAAACAAGCGTCAGTACAAAAAGCACAACTTTCAAGTACGGCAAACTACTCCTCACAAATTGATCCTAACTTAATGAAACTAAACCCTCTTGACCTCTTTAATAAACTTCGAGGTCGAGGCTAATTAACTAACAGGAGCTTTTTACAATGACCGTTCTATCAAACCTCACACTCGCTAACTATCTAAAAATCGTATCTAAAGGTGCAGTTTACAACAACTTGTCAGAAGACAGCCCAATTTGGGAAATGATCAAAAAGAAGAAAAAGGGCAAAGACGAAGGTCGTGAGCTTAGATTCTTAATTAGATCAGCTTACGGATCTTCTGCTGCCGGCTTCGTCTCTTTGAGTGGTGCTTATCCAGCTTCACATAAGTCAAGTACTAGTGAAGGTCGCGCGCAGTACAAAGATTTTGCTTTGACTGTAGAAGCAGAACGTGCTGTTATTGCACGCGCTATTAGTGACATGAGCCGCTACGGTGAACCGTTTGCAGAAGAAATGAGAGCTAAGACAATCGCTCTTAGTCGTCTACTGTCAGCCGCTGTTTACCAAGACGGTACAGGTGTACTCGGCGAGGTACAATCGCACACTACGTCTTCTGGTGCAGCTGGCGATCAGATCACTGTTACTTTAAAATCAACTAACGCTGCTCGAGGACACGTGGGTTGGTTTGAATTCGGCGACCGTATAATTTTTGCAACTGCTAACGGCGTGCAAGACGCGCAAGGTAACACATCCTGGGAAGTTATTTCTCGTGACCGCCCAGCTAACCAAGTTGTACTAAAAGCACTTGCTGCTCACACAGCAGTATCTGCAAACAGCCTTGACAACGACTACATCTATCGCTCACAGCAAGTAACTAGACCTGACTTGACAACGCCACCGACAGCTGACTATGGCATACTTACTGAAGCGTTTGTTGGTCTTGATTCTTTAAGCCGCAACGACGGACGACTAGTTAACAACATTACTTTGAGTGGCGCTTTGGGTGGCACACGACGTGATGCTGGTAACAACCCTATTGATTCACAAGACTTCCAAATACTGATGTCAAACATCATGGTTGCTGTAGGACAAGGACGCTATAAGTATTCTAAAGCTATGATGGCTTGGGAAACTCTTGACGCCCTGGTTGAATCTCGTGAAACTGATAGGCGATTTAACTCTATCCAAGACAACAAGCGTGGTGTTGTTGAACTCGGTTACCAACATGGTAAAAATGCTGTTATTTTTCAAGCCGACGAATTCTGTCCAAAGAAAAAGATTTACGTTTGTCCTGAAGGCGACGTACTGCAGTTCTACGGCTCAGACTTCGAAGTCGTTAAGCCAGAAGGCGGCAAAGGTATGCACCTAAAACCAAACTCTAACGGCTACGACAGAACCATGCAACTGTTCATGGAAGGTACAGGATGTTTGATTTCTGTACACAGTGCAGGCATTGGCGTTATCGAGAACTTTACGGCATAAGCATAACCACTAACCTCGCGCGTAAGGCAACTTCGGTTGCTTTACGTGCTGTTTTCTTGTAGGACTACAATGGCACGTGTTACTGGTAACTTAGAATTAGACGGCACGACTGTAAAGCTAAAACAAGGACAGACAAATTCTCAGTCTATTGTTGCGGGTGCTCCTACGGTTCCCAATCAACAAATACGGTTACCTAATGAAACCGACACGTTGACTGAACTTATCACAGCCACAAGCGGTGGTGACGCATCTAAGCGTATAAAGTTTAACACGTCATCACAAACCACTAACACCATACTTACCATCAACACAGCACAAACCACGTCTCAGACGTTAACCATACCAAACATTTCTAGCACAGACTCAATCTTACTAGCAAACGCCACGCAAACCCTAGCTAACAAAACGTTAGAAGATCCAACACTTAAAACGGCAACACACGAACTAGGACTTAGGGTAGCTCCAGGCAACACCGCATCAGCGCTGCTAACGTTTGATCTAAACAACGTGTCCAGAAACATTAATCTTGGCGGTAACTTTTCAACTTTAATAGACAACGTTAGTCTGATAGCAGCTATCGGAGGATCCTCAGTTAGCTTACCACAAAATGGATCGCTTCTCTCGCTAGTCACCAACACCGTTACTATACCGAACACCGCTGCAGCAACAATCTCGTTAGCATCAAACAACACACTAACGCTAGATAGTTCAATCACTCAGCTTATTATTACAGGCGACTTAACTGTCAACGGTACAACTACCACTATCAACAGCACTAACCTTGCGGTTAGCGATAAAAACATTACGGTCAACTTTAACGGTAACAACGCAGGACTTAGCGTTGGTGATCCCGCTGGTATAACGGTGGAAGATGGTATAGCGGATGGCACAAACTCAAGACTTATCTGGAACAACACGTCTAAACGGTTTGAAGCTGGACAAACAGGTTCCGAGATCGAACTTACGCTTAACACAGCCACACAGACTCTCACTAATAAAACATTTGATTCTACCTCTAACGTTGTTCTTAAAGGCGGCAACACAGATGGTTCAGCATTAACCCTTGGCACAAACGATGCTTTTAACACACAAATAGAAGCAAATAACAGTGTTAGATTAACGGCACACCATAACCCAGCAGTTGCAGGAGATGTCACCATCAATGGTACTTCAGCTATTAGAGTACCAGTAGGAACTCAGGCTGAACGTCCCTCTTCTCCATCTAACGGTATGGTTCGCTATGACTCTACAGCAAACAAGTTTGAAGGATTTAAGAACGGTGCTTGGGCGGAGTTAGGATCTGCCGCAAGTGGTGGTATTAACTACATTGCAAACCCTGACGCAGAAGACACAACAACGGCAGGTTGGGCAGCATATAAAGATACTGCAGCAACAACTCCAGTTGACGGAACAGGCGGTTCACCAACTGTCACAATTACCAACACATCAACCAACCCTGTAAGAGGGACAAGATCATTTCTTTTAAGTAAGCCAGCCTCAAACGTCCAAGGCGAGGGTATTAGCTATGATTTCACAATTGATAGAGCAGATACTAATAAGCAGCTTACAATAAGCTTAGACTATTTCGTGTCTGATACTAACTATGCAAGCGGCAATGTAAGACTTTTTGTTTACGATGTCACTAACAACATTCTTATCTATACAGGTCAACCTGATCTTCCCGCTTTCATTGGCACAGAATCAGCATACACACACAAAACAAGCTTTGTATCCACAAACTCAACTAGCTATAGGCTAATCCTTCACATAGCCGCAACGCATACTAATACTTTCACAATGACCTTCGACAACGTCCGTGTTGGTCCTGATTCTTTTGTAAGCGGAACTCCAGTGACGGATTGGCAAACATATACGCCAACCTTTGGCGCAGGATTTGGTACTGTAACATCAATTCAATTTGTGTATAGACGTGTTGGCGACACAATGGAAATTCAAGGTAGAGCTGTTTCAGGAACAGTATCTGCTAACCCAGCAACTTTTACATTACCCTCACCTTTTATTGCTAGCTCAGTGACAGGAAGTGCTGTGCAATTGTGCGGTGAAAGCACTACAGTAGCATTAGGTACACTTGGAACAAGAAACTCAGCTTCTTTGTATTATACCCCAGGGTCTGCAACAATTACGTTTTCAAACGTTGGAAACAACAATGATACAAGAAACTTACTACCATTAAATGTGAATGTTATAATTTCTAGTAACATTGAATTCTCTTTGTTTGCCCGTATCCCCATCGCCCAGTGGGCAGGCTCAACAGTATCTATTGATAACTCGCAGGTGGAGTATGGGTATAACACCACTGCTTTTAATGATTCAGATGACTACAACCCAGCAAACACAGCATATGGTCCTCAAGGAGCGCCTTTTGCAGCTGTGAATTTAACAACCTTTAGAGGTAGAAGAGTTAAATTTTTAACACCAATTCAACCAACTGATGTAATAGATCTGGAGGTGTCAGCAGATGGTGGCAAGTCATGGGCATCAGTAAATAGCGGTGCTCTTATTCTTAGTGCAGCAAGCTATCCTTTTAATAGATTTCATTATGTGGATGGAGCAACAGCCGCCACACACACTCATGGCGCTGGAGCGCATCTAGTTGATGCTGCGACAGGCGAGGTAAATGTTACGTTTGGAAGGTATTTTTTTAGATCTACAAACGGTAGCGTTTTGCGTGAATGGAGCACTGAAGTAAACTCAAACTACCGCTGGCGTGTATCTAAATCCCGCAATCCTTTAAGCATCGGCGGACTTACTGGCACTAAGTGGCAAATGAAGGCACCTACCTCAGACATAACGTCGGATGGAACTGTCAACGCTCTTACTTTCAACAATCTAACTATTGGAAGAACCTATCGAGTTACGTTGTTTGGACGCGCAAGATGTAACGATGGTGCTTCTGACCGTTTCGTGCGGATGAGTATATTTCATAATTCAGCGCTTATCGGTGTAATTTTAGTCGACGTCGAAACTGCTACAGCTGCCGAAAATACAGCAAGTACGTCAGTTATTTTTGTAGCCACCACAACAACACTGACATTTTCAGCCGTAAGCGCTTCAGCTACGTCGCGTTGGCAATGTGACGGATCTTCAACACAAACCCACGCCATTCTTGAAGAACTACCCCTCCACAGTCAAACAAGTGAGTGGACGTAAAAATGGATCAGCACTTAGTTCGCATTGAAGACAAAATAGACAAGTTATCAGACAAACTCGATAACCATCTAGAACGTCTAAGCAAAGCAGAAACTCACATTGAACACCTACGAGGTCACTTAAAGGTCTTTACGACAATTTTTTTATCGATAGTAAGTATTTTAGCGTTGTCTTATTGGGACAAGTTAGTTATACTGTTATTTAACCTACCACCAACGTAAGGAGTTTTGGTATGAAACTAGACATGTTACAAAAAATGTTAGATGAGCTTGCCGACAAGTATCCAGCCCTTGAAGATCAAGCAATGGAACTTAAGTCGTCCATCGATGATATGAAACCTTCAATTGAAGATGACCAAGAAGAAAAGAGCGTAATGGATGAAGAAGACGAACTTGACATGATGTCCGAAGATGAAGACATGCTCGCGGACGAAGACGAAGAAGAAGACGATCGCATGATGTAAGGAGTCACGCGCGTGAGTTTAACTACCACGGAACTAATTGATATGGTGAGAGATCAAACTGATGAACACTCACAAATCAATCTAAGTCCACAACAAATCATTGATGCACTGAACCGAGGACAACGCAAAGCCGCAAACATTCTCGCACGCAGGTACGATGAATTTTTTTGGGCAACCGTAGAAATACCTACGGTAAATGCGCAGTCAACCTATGCTTTACCAGCTAGAACCTATGGCAGGCGTATCGAAAAGATTGAAGTTAAAACTCAAGGCGATTCTTCAGTACTCCACGAAGTTCGTAAAATCTCTAACCGCGACCGAACACCGTTTGTTACCAATTCTACTACATCCAGACCGCAGTACTACTCACAGTCAAAAAACGTGATTGAACTGTACCCTAAACCTAACGGCTCTTCAATACTAGTAGTACATTACAACACAGCACCAGAAAAGTTAGTGGTTCCGCAGGGACGTATTACTAACATCAACACGTCAAATCCCGCACACTACGTAGTGGTAGACAGCCTTGGTTCACAAGTTTCTACATCAACAACAGGGTTTAACGCATACGTAAACATTATAGATTACGTAACCGGCGCAGTTAAAGGTACCATGCAAGTGCAGTCTATTAACACCGCAGCCAACCAAATAGTCTTTAAGCCGTCTGCTTTAACTAGAACATCAGTGTTAGGACGTACAATAAGCACAGCGTTGCCAGCAGACACGGTGGTGGATGACTATATCTGTCTAGTAACCGGTTCATGCGTTGCCGAAATACCCGACGCGTATCAAGACTATCTTATACAATACGCTGTGTTAGAGATTAGACGTAGATTCGCAGAACCTACAAGCGAAGAATACGCACAACTAAAAGAACTCGAACAAGAACTTCTTAAAGCGTGGGCAGGACGTGAATCCTCCCACAGAATTCGTAAAGTCTCGCCTCATTGGGGAACAGGCGCGTACGATCGTAAACGTCGACTACTTTCGTCTTAAAAAGGACATGCACTGGTGGCTCTTTCGTTTCAAAACATATCTTTAAAACAACTAGCACGAGGGTTAGACTTACGTGCAGTTGAGAACGCTGTAACGCCAGGTTATAGTGAACGACTGCGCAACATCACAACGTCTAGCTCTGGACACATCAGTAAGCGTAAAGGTTATCAAACATACGCGGGATCGCTGCCCATGCGAGCACGCACTGTAACACACACTACTAACAAAATCACCATCTCGTTAGACGGCTCAATTAACACACTCAATTTGCCTAAATCCCCACTAGTGGTGTTTGGCAAGCTTGGTAAGCCTTCTGCAGCAGCAACAGGCGATTTTACAACCAGCAACACGCTACGGTACTACCCCACGTTTACCACTACTATTCCAGACAGTATTGCCGCAGGACCACAAACGTCTGTGTTCCAAGCCGGACGCTACAATGCAACGTATGGTAATCCCCTGTTTAGCACTGCAATTAACACGTCTCCTACAGACTCTTCGTGGTCTTGGGCAGTTTATGATTGGGATGTTAACAACACAGCGCCTTACGACATTGACGTGTCTACAATCTTACCGTCGTTAACTGATGTGTTCTTTTATGCCAACGATTATCAAGGCGTGGGCGGTACAAGTTATGCGACTACTTATACCGGCGGCAACGCTGCCAAAGCAGCCACCGTACCTCTTAGCTCGATGACCGTCGCCGCCAACACTATCACTGCCACAGCACACACACTCACTACCGGCGACTCTGTAGTCTTTTCACTCGCCTCGTCTTTACCTCCCGAACTGTCAGCAGGCGTAGAATACTTTGTTATCAATGCGTCAACTAACACGTTTCAACTCGCAGCCACTAGCGGGGGACCGGCACTTAGTTTAACTAACGGATCTTACAGTGCTACGTTAGACGCGCGTGGAACCACTTATACTATTTTTGCTTCACAACATCAGCTTAACACCTTTTTTATCCTACCACAGATTTTTATTGAAGCTGGCGTTGAGTGGCAAGCCGTTCTGGCACAAGAGTTGTTAGTTAATGAATCCACCGGTGCAGTGACGGTTCGCATACTAAACTCAACCGCAAGCCCGCTGTCAGTTAAAGTTTTACTGGTGTCCTCCAGCGGTAACGAAACCGCTACTTCTACAAATCCAAGCACTTATACCACTACACTAAACACACCATTTGTACACATTGCTATGTACGACACTGTTATAGCCAACACCAAACAGTTTGTATATCCCGACACCGCAACTTACAACGACGTGACTAAAAATCTTACGTTTACCTATACTGGCTTGTCCGGCACCGCAAGGTTTAACTGGGCATATTCGAGCGTGCAGTCTAACGCTCTAGTGCTAGAAGATACTACCGACACTTTTGAAGCCTACGTTGACAATTCACCACAAATTACGATTTGGGGACTAGAACACGAAGGAGCTTACAACACCGCACTTTTTGGTGGACACGTATCACACATTGACAGTTACCGAAACGCTCAAACTACCGAGCTTGTTGCTGGTCTGGGCGGCAACTTATACAAAGCTTTAGAGTTTGCTGACGCAGCGGTGGAGTATGGTTATGGCAACACCGAAGTTGAAATTCAAAATCGCGTTGCATCGACTGTAACGTTAGGACCGTTGTTTAGAACTACAGGCGCACCTACAAGTAGAGGCTTTGGATCGCCGGCTGTTACGGCAAATAATATTGATGCAAACGGTTACGCTGTTATAACGGACATAGTTGTCACCAACGTGGGTGAAGTAACTTATACATTTAACTTTAGTAACAAAGCCAACAACTTAGATTCAACACTGCTTGAAGCCCAAGAACTGACTGTTACCAATGCGCCCTACGACCTGTTCAATGGTACGTTTAAAATTATTGGCTTTAACAATACCGCAAACACGATTACAGTAAAAAACCCCGACGCAGTGCTAACAGGTATATATGACTCAAGTGGTCTTGATGCTAGGGGCGCGGTGTTCACAGACAAACTTTCGTTAAGTGGTGTACAGGAGTTTTTAGCAGGTGATACTCTTACGTGGTCAGACGCTGGCGTCAGTACACGCAAGGTACTAGCTACAGCGACGGATCATGTAGTTCTTAATGGTATTACGACACTTCTGACACTTTCAGGCGGCTTGCTTGTAACTGGTGAACGACATACTTCCTACGTTCCCGTTAACGACATCAAAGACATTGTTACCGGCGACATGTGTGCAGTTGACGGGCTGTTGCGACAAGTTCGAGTAAGACGTGTGCGCGCGCCCCAAACACTGTCCATAGTTAGTATATCGTGTAACAACAGTGGTATTGCTACTGTCGAATTTAATCGCCCGCATAACCTGTTAGTAAATGACAAGGTGTTGATTACCGAGACATTAGCAGTCTATGATGGCTTACGTACGGTGTCGGCTATAGTAGATCCGTTTAAGATCACGTTTAACACAGGCACTAACACTTCACAGCCAACGGTTAACTTAGTAGGACGCGCACACAGAACTATCACGTCTATCACAGGCAGTGGAACTACCGCAACTGTGGTAACTGACGCTAGGCATTATCTTAACGTGGGGGATCAAATTCTTGTGTTGGGCACTACCAAGTACGACGGTGTACACACGGTTACCAGCACACCATCGTTCACCACGTTTACCTTTGCTAGCACGGTTACGACCGCCTATACCGCGTCTGTGACACCAGGAGACACCGTTGCTTACTTGCGTGGCGGGTTTATTATCGACGAAACCCTCAATATCTACGACGATCCTGACACCCCACAAAAATTTACAGTAGCCAACAGGTGGATCCCTATTGAGATACCCTCTACGGCGTTTGATCTACCAACAAAGGCTGTAGTACAGCACTGGACATCTAAATCCTATGACAATCAAAAGATCATCAGGTCCACTACCGTAAGTGACAATCTTTATCTTACAAACCAAGATGACATTGTATACAAATACGACGGTACTTCCCTGTCGCAAGCAGGACTTCCTAAATGGCAAGCACAGCTATTTACTAGCTTTGACACGTCAATTCCTGCTTTAGCTGAAGGTCCAAAATACTCATACACTGCTAAAGACGATGACGCGAGGTCCCTTACTCTTGCTAGCATCGCGCCTATAAAAGTAGGTGATATCATTTACTTAGACGGCGACAACGTTAACACGTTTATCGTTACTGACATTGACTTAACACAAAACATGATCTTTTTGACTGGACAAGAAGGTGCGACGTTTACAAACGTGTTTACCTCGAGTACGGGCGACATTCGCCGCGTACGCAGGTACTACTACTATTTTAGACTAAACGCTGTTGACGCCAACAACAACCTGATCTCGTCTGCGGTTACAGGGCAAGAAGACTACATCGTTGATTTAAACGTAGCAGCCACGATTAAACACCGCTTAGTAGGACTGCCGTCGTTTAGCTTTTTAGACTATGATAGACTTGAATTACAAGTGTTTAGAACCAAAGCTAACGTGCCGGGTTCGTACTTTTTAGTACAACAACTAGCTCTTAATTTTGATAACACTGAAGGCTACATAGACGTCAGCGACGGTTTGGCTGATGAAGCATTGATTACACAAGATTCACTCGGACTAAATACCGCCACCGTACCACCAACAATCAACGGACTAGGTACCGAACTTGGAACCACCTGGACCTTACCACCAAGAGCCGCGTATGTAACGTCTGCTGACAACAGACTTATCTTAGCAAACATAAAAGACTATTCAAACGTAAGCATAACTTTGCGAAAAAAGAATCAAAGTGCGGAATTTACTGCAGCCGACTTGAGCGGTAAGTTTTTAAAGTTTCACAAAGATATACTAGTTCCAGGCACTGTAGCCGACAACGTTAATGATCTCACAGTAGCGTATACTACTGCGACTCCTACTACCATCACAAACATCACTGCAACTACTACAAGCTTCACCGTGTTGACTGCTACCACACCACTGGTTGGTAACTGGGTATACTTGTTTCACCACACAAATGCACCAAACCACAACCTGACCTATGCTGGTTGGTGGCAAGTAGCATCCGTTGTTCCAGGGGTTAGCTTTACTGTAAACTTTAATCACGCAGGTGCCACGCCGACTAACTTTCCTGTACGGTTTGTAACCGCAGCAAACAAAGCGTTGCCGGTCTATCTCAGCGCTGACTATAACTACAAATACTTTGGCGCGCAAGATCTTGATGAAACTGATGTTCAAATTAGAACTGCAAACGCTATTAACTCAGCTATGCGTATGGTAGACGTTACCCTTGCAGGACAATCGACGTTTACGCCTTGGCTATTTGCGTATGCGGGTTCTGAGTACGGTCTAGGAACTCTAATAGTTCGACAAGAAACTACGTTTACATCTAACTTTGGCTTAACGACTCCCGCAGCAATTGTCAGCGGTGAGTATTATGTAAACGGCGTCTTGCGATCTCCTAACACCGAAATTAGCTCTACTAGACGCTTGTTTCCTTCACGCGTTGTGATCAGCTATCCTAACTTTCCTGAAATCTTTGACAATCCCTACGCTGATCAGTCTGAGTCGGACTCCGTTATAGATGTTAACTCAGCAGACGGGCAAGAAATTACTGGCATCATTCCGTTCTTTGGCGAAACGGTGTTCGGTTCTGGTAGTGTTGAAGACATTCTAGTTGTGTTTAAAACTAACTCCGTGTACCTCGTTGACATACGTACTAGGCAGATCTCTAAGGTATCGTCTCGCGGGCTAGGCTGCACCGCACCATACAGCATTGCTACCACAAAAGATGGTATTATATTTGCTAATGAATCCGGTATTTATCGACTTAACCGAAATCAATCTGTGTCATACGTTGGGCAGTTCATAGAACGTTACTGGCAAGATGTTGTTAACAAAGTCGACATGTCTCGGATCACTGGACATCATTATGCAGTTGGTAACGCATACAAACTGTCTGTGCCAATTAACGATGAAGCCAACAACTCCACCGTTTTAGTATACGATCATCAACTAGAAGGTCGCGAACAAGAGTTTGGTGCGTGGTCAGAGTATACCAACCATCCTGTCACAGGTTGGGCAAACTTACGTAGCGACGCGTTTTTTGCATCTACGCTAGGTCGAGTATTTGTTTTACGCAACTCAGGCGAAGCTTCGGACTACCGCGACGACGCCGCAGCTATCACTAGTGATGTTATACTTCGTGCCATGGACTTTGACCAGTCTGGTGTTAGAAAAGTCATATCTACGGTCACGTCACACTTACAGTTACGGTCTAGCTCTCAGACAGGTACCCAACTGTTTAGTAGTGTAGACTTAAATGGTGACTTTGAACCGTGTGATGTTTTGACGGCAGAAAAGACCAACAATGTTAAAGTCGTGTCGCTACGAAGTTCGCTGCCACGCCGAAAGCAAATTTACCTACAACTACAATATGTTAATGCAGTTAAAGACGAAGAATTTATCCTAAGCGGCGTTGACATGTATGCTGCTCTGCTCAATAACAAGGGCGTGAGAGAAGCAGTTGACTAGCGTTGGCGGTATATAGTATAATCATAACTGTCATCTAGTTAAGGATGTATGAATGAAAATTCAAGGCGGACAGGTTGATACGGGTGAAACGTTAGCTGACAGACTAAAACGTTTAGAAACGCCTATTGCAGCCACCGCTACTCCGCTAGGCGCTACACGCGCGGGCGCTACACCTAACCAAGCAAAGATGGCACGCAGTCCTGCACGTTTGCAATCTTTAACTCAACAAGCCCTTAAATCACAGCCTACGCCACCAGAACAAACATTGCAAACTGTTGAACGTCAATCACAGGGCATGGGCGCTGTTAACGCACAGGATCAGTCCGCACAGCTACAAGCTACACAGTCTCTAGCTGGCATGTCTGCTATGGCACAGCAGCGGGTACAGGCAGCAATTAATACACGACTAAACAACTTAGCTACTCAGCAAAAAGGACAAGCACAAACTCTAGACGAGCAAAAACTACGAGCTACACTTGGCGTAACAGGTCAGGGACTAGATCTTGTACAGCTTGACGGCAACACACAGATAACACAAAACGAAGCTGTCACACAGTTTCAGCAAAAACTACAAGAGTATGCACAAAATCCTACACAAGACAAGTTAGTGGAACTTGAAACTCTACGTCGCGCTGCAGGATTTCAAGGTGATCTAACAAGCTCTCAAGGCATTAACAACTTGTTTATGCAAGCCGGAGCTGCTACAGGTACTACTGCGGCAACAGCTTTACAAGATAAGCTTACCGTTAAGGATTTTGAACCGGCAGAGTTAGGTTTTAACTCGTTCACTGATCTCGCAAACACGCTTGGTGTAGACCCTGCGACAATTCAAGACATGTCAGTTGAAGAACTAAAACGCCAGACACAGCTGGCTGTTGATCGCGAGAAACAACATATTGAAGATCTTAGAGCTAAACTAGCATCGTCGCCTCCTGGCAGCGCACAACGCATGATCTATGAACGTCGGCTAAACAACGTGTTAGCAGGCGGCGCTAGCCAAATAGAACTTAAAACCGCAGAAGCTGCCGAAGACATCTCCACAGCTGACCGCATACGTATAGGTGATCAGGAACTAACGGTTGCTGACGTGTTAGACGATGCTAAGCTGTCAGCGCGTATTGAAGCCTACCTTTACTCGTCGCCAGCACAGCGTGACCGGCTGTTTCCGCCAGACAAGTTTTCAGAGCTTAGAGAGTGGATTGAAGCAAATGAACTAGCACTTAACGACTTAGCTAGTACCTTAGCCGAAGAACAAGAAGGCTGGCAAGAATCCTTAGATGCTTGGCGCAACTTAGGTGACTTGTCTCGCATAGGTGCCGCAGACGGTGTCGATGTTAGATTATCCAACGAACTTATATCAGCTATTGCAGGTAACGTCTATGATCCTAACAAACTCGTCACACAAGCGCAGGTGGACGCTGTTAGGCAAGCCATCAAGGACAGTCCCGTCGGTCAGTTAATGCAAGATCCTGCTAACGCTGCTAAAATACAAGCGCTTGATCCCGAAGACTTAACCAAACTTAAAGATGCCAACAATCAGTGGAACTCGCTAGAAACTATTAACCAGCAGTATGCCGCGGGACAAGCATTTTCATCAGACGCAACATACAAAAAGTTTGCCGGCGCTAACAATCATTCCGGCGACTACGCAACGTCAGCTGATATGATAAAACACGCACAAGCAGCTCCGGTATACGAGCAAGTTAAAAATAATCATCGTAACTGGTTAGCTGACGATGACTTCATGAACGCAAGTCTAGCGACTAAAAAAGCGTTTGCCGACAATCCTCAGCGATTTAAAGAGTTTAACGACTTACGTACACTGAAAACAGCTATTCAAGGTCCCGTACGCAGCGACGCTAATTCACTGTCTAAAGCCATGTTTGGGCACGACCTTGCGTCAATGGAAACTATGTTTAACGCACTTCAGCGTCAGTCTGGATTTAACCGCGCGGCAGCTAATCAACTCGAAACGTTTAAGCGTGTGTTTGGCGGTGACGGTAATCCTGTGTCTGGGTTTTGGAATGTCGCAAATCCACTCGTTGCCAACGCAGACCAACAAAACATTGACACCGCTGCGCAAGGACAAGCAGCTGAACTCCTGGCACAAATTAAGGCTATTAAAGACGCTAAGTTTAACGAGCGTCCGCAGCCTTATAGCGTGTATGGATCAAAAGACGCTGCCGGCAATCCTGTGTCGGGTATTTCAACTAACCCACCGATGCGTATAGATGCGTTGTATGACATTGCTGAACGTGTCACAGGCAATCAACCTCTAAACCAAGAACACTTTGTTGCGTTAGTAGATGCAGTTAAAGATTACTTACAGCTGTCTGACAGCGAAATCGACAAAGCCATTGCTATCGTAAACGACGAGTTTACGTATGCAAACAAGGCAGCCGCCACGCAAGAAGATATAAAACTAGGTAATGCGCCTGAGAACTTTCCTGTAAACTATGAACACGCTAAACAAGTTTATAACCAGCTAAAGGGCACTGCTAGCAAAGTAGCACAAGCCCGAGCAGAACAGCAGGCAAGAGCAGCAGAAGTTGAAGCGGAAAAACAGCGTCAAGCGCAAGCCGAAGAAGAACGTAAGAAGCGTGATACGCTAACAACAACTACCACAGCTAAAGTACGTGAGCTAAGTAAAACTGCGCAACAAGCATCGTTAGCGGTATTTACTTATTTACAAGGTCCTATACCGTTCGATCGCAATACAAAAGCGCGACAACAATCACTTTTAGAGAATAGCGCTAAAGCCTATCAACAAGTTATAGACTATTTGGAAGCTCAATTTAAATCGTCACCTTGGCTTAAGGACAACGCAGATCTAGTTGATGAGTTACGACGCACAAAGGTACAACAAGCACTAATTAATAGTAGGCTAAACGAGTATAAAAGAGCGAGATAATCACTATGGCAACATTACTAGAATCTTTACAAAAACGACTAGCACAGTCAGGTACCACGCTACAACCTCCCGCGCAGCCTCAACAACAAGCCATGCAACAAGCTCTACAAGCCGGCACAGGTAAAGTCAGTAGTAGCGTGGGATTTGGCAGCGCTAGGCAGTCGTCGCTTGGTGAACAGTCTGCTATAGCTACCGCCGAACAACAAGCGTTGCAACAGCAACAAAAAACTGCTGGTCTAATACAAGACATAGGACAGCAGTCTCAAGCAGTTGAACAAAAAGAAACCTTAGCTGGCGAACAGCTTCAAGCACAGCGTGAACGCGTAGAAAACCAACTCGACTCGCAAGCCCGTGTAGCAAGACAAGACTATCAAGACCAAGAAGAACAGGCTCGAGCTAGACGCGACGCGGCAACATATATAAAACTAAATTCCTTAACACAGAAAGCAGACCAAGCGTTGCAGCAGCTAGCAACACAACGCGGCGTGAAACTAGACGATATCTTTGCTAACTATGACAAGCAACAAGCTGAACTTGAACTAGCAAAAGCCGACTCCGCCCTTAATCAGTCTATCTTTAACCTACAGATGTCTAACCGCGCTTTTATTGACGAACTAGAAATGATCGGTAATAACAGGCAGTTAAACTCAGCACTTGACTTTCAACGCGAAACACAGGATATTATATGGGGAATAAACAGCGCTCAGGCGCGTGAGCAGTTTGACTGGCTCCGAGGACAAGATCTTAAAGCGAGAGACTTCGAACGGCAACTAAGTCAGATGGGTATTCAAAGTCGTTTGGCAGTGTATGACATGGCAATGCAAGCTAATCAAACTCAGTTTTACAGTAAAGCAATTAATCAAGTTGGACAAGCCGCAGCGACCGGACTAAAGTCCATACCATCAAAAACAACTGTACCATCTGGTCCGCCAACAGCTGGTCCTGGCATGACTGCGAGCGCTAACTAATGGCTACACCACTAGATCAATTATATAACAAAGTGCCTGGGCTTGACCTAACCGCTGAGCGTCAAGCTCGCAGCGCTGCTAACATACAGTTAAAGCAACAAGCGTCACAAACCCTTGCTCAACCACAAGCCCAAGTAATGAGCAGCGCACGACAAGCTCAGGCGTTAGCACCGGCGGCAGTGCAGCTACAAGCACAAGCAGGCGCACAAGCACAAGCACAGCAACAGCAGCTACTTGGACAGCAAGCGCAGTCTGCGTTAAGACAACAGCAGCTTACATCCCAGCTGCGTACTGATCGCGCGGCTATAGAACAGCAGTCAATGCTTGCAGCTAAAGAACGCCAACAGTTTGAGGCTCTTGCCGCGGAACAACAGGCTACTAAGCGCAGAATCACTCGAGATGACATTGCTGCCGAAAAAGCTCTCGCGCAGCAGGGACTTATACTTGATAACAACGTATTTTTAGTCAGTGATCAACAGTATAAAGACCTAGCAAAAATAGATCGTGACTTAGCGCGTATGGCATTTGACGACGTGCGGGTGTTTAAGCAAGACGAGATGGGACGTAAGTTTACGAACGAGCAACAACTCATATTGTACGCCACACAGAAAGCTAAGAGCGCACAAGAGTTTAGAAGTATGGCTCGCGCAGTCGAACAAGAAATGAAACGACGTGACATCGTGTTTGACGGTGTAATGAAAGATATGCAGCAAGTGTTACAGCGTGGTTACCTTAACGAAAAAGACGACTTAGATCGTGACACACGAATGCAAATAGAACGTAACTTACGAAAACTAGAAGAAGATCAAGCTAAACGTCAGCGAGATGCTGCAAAGAAACAAGCACTTATAAGCGGGATTATGACCGGAGCTATGGCAGGTGGTATGCTAGGACCTGGCGGTCTCGTTGCCGGCGCGATAATAGGTGCTGCTGGTGGCATAGCTGCTGGAGGAGGAGTCTAGTATGGACAAAGAAAAAACATTTTGGGAACGCCTGCGTCACACGTGGAACCATCTTTATGAAGATGAAGTCCAACCCAAAACCAGTGCTTTAACCGAAAAACCTGCGGAACCTGTCTCTAACCCAGAGCCTTTGCTGCCTAAGACACCAGACGTGCCTACTACTCCTTCACCGCCAGCGGACGTAGCCTCAACACAAAAACAGCTAGCAGCCGAAAAACGAGAAGTTCCGACCGATGCCCTTGATATGTTAAATCCAAGAGAACGGGCGAGATATAATATTTTAACTCGAGAACTAACAACACTAAAACCAGAAAACGTAACCGACAGGCAAGTACAAAAATGGGAAACCGATATTGATGTCTTAAGAAAAAGATACAATGTTCCGGACAGTGTATACAAAGATTACATTGATAGTATTAATCGCGCACATGAAACTTACAAACAAGAAGTTGACGCGACACGCAAACAACAAGCCTTTAATCACATGTTGGCTGCACTAGGTAACGTGTTTATTGCCCGCTTTGCTGCCGCGGCTAAAGGTCCAGGCGTACAAGCGATTGACTTAAGTAACGAAATGGCACAAGCGTCTAGAAACTTAGATGCCGCCTTAAAAACCGCAGACAAAAAACTAGACGTGGCGCGGGAACAAGCACAAAGTGAACGCACGCTACTTAACATTTTACAAGAAAATGAACGCTGGAACGACGCACAAGAGCGTTATAACAAGGCACAGACAACAGCTCAGCGACAAGAAGCAAAACAAGACGCACAGCGTGAACTTGAGTTTTTGATAAATCAAGCATACCGTAAACAGGCTGCAGCCGAACGGCAACAGGACCGGCTTGACAGAGCGGACGCAGCACGAGAAGTTAAAGAACTAAATCAAAGGTCACGCCTTGACGAACAAGCACAACGCCGACGTGAAGCTGAAGCAAGAATGTTACAAACACGAAGTGATAGACTTGTGTCTGACATAGATAAAATCTTAAACGACAAGAAAATAAAGAATGAAGACGAACGGTTAGCAGCAATCAACACTGCAATTACAAAGTCCGCACTACCGATTCCAGCAGAGGCACGTAAAAACTTGACAACGCGTGTAGGCTTTTGGGAATCGATTGCAGGTCCAAGTAAAGAACGTTTACGTAATGAACTCGAACAAACGGTGTCGGGATCAGTACAACCATATATCGATCGTATACGTTCAGGCGCGATTCGTTCGGTGAGGTTTAAAAAAGAAGGTCAGCCAGCAATGGATATATCTTACACCGACTATCAAAAAATGTCCGAGTCAGACAAACAACAAATTTTAGGTGACGGATGGACACTCGAATACAAGTAGTAACCAAAGCGCTTGAGAAGTTAAAACAGTCTGAGGGATTTAGCGATAAGCCTTACTGGGACTTTACTCAGTTAAGTATAGGTTATGGTTCTAGTGTTAGTGCCGAGGAAGCTGCCTACATAACAGGGGCAGCTGGCATGTCACTTACACAGTTGTTAGCACTAGGACAACGCAAGTGTAATCAAATACTTGCTCAAATGTCAGCCCCGCGACTCACCGTTCAGCAAGCTTTAGACAGACTTCAAACGCGAGTAGAAAGAGATCTTGATAGGCTAGAATCACTTACCCCCGCCACCGTTAAACTGTCTGTGACACAAAAAGTAGCACTTGTCGACTATTTGTACAACAAGGGAAACCTTGGACCAAAAGCCACCGCTGCTCTTAAAGCCGGTAAGATACTAGAGCTAGCCTATGAACTAGACGTAGTTACCGCGGGTGGTAAATTTCACCGAGTAGTCTATGGACGTACTATTGAATCTGTGGTAGAATTACTCTTGTATACACCACACATCGTGGAGTTACCGAACGTACTTAAGTCACTACAAGACAAAGCTTCTAAACGTCCAGGATACACAGCATAATGAACTCGCTTGATATTCTTAAAAAATACGGAGCCACACCGCTAGAACCTGTTGAAGAACCAAAGCTCGACAGCGAGCAGCCTACGACACTCACACAGCCATCATCGCCGGCATTAGACATATTTAAAAAGTATGGAGCAGTGCCTGTTGCCGAGGAACCTAAGACAACAGATACAGTTCCTCAAATCACAAAAACCTCTACGTTTGACGACATTACGTTAGGCGTCAAGGAATCTCTTTTACCGTTTAGCGTTACCAAAGAAGAAGCTAAACAAGAAGGATCTATTACTAAAGCAATTGCAAACATTACAACAGACATTGCAGGACTGCTCGCCGCCGGTAAAGCTGGTGCCGCGGTAGGCGGGGCTATTGCAGGACCTGTAGGAGCAGCCGTTGGAGGCACAGCTGCTACGCTTGGTTTAGGTGTATATCGTGCCCTAGGTATGGAAAAAGTACGAGCAGAAGCAGATGACCGTGAAATGTCTCCTAAAAACATAGCCGTTAACTTAGTTACAGAAACCCTGCCTATCGTACGACATGCTAAACTAGGCATGAATCTCGCACTTAGTGGCGCACAAGCTGCGGCTCAGTTTGAGCAAGCTAAACAGTATGGCGCTAGTGGCGAAATGGCGGCGCTTATAGCGGTGGTGGGTGGATCAGTAGCAGGCGTCACTAGGCGATCAGTGTCTAACGAAGAAGTTGAAAGACTTGGCGCGCTTGCGTTTGTTACAGAACCCACCATGTCAAAACAAGCTGTTGAAGGTATTGACGCGGTTTTGCAGGAAGGTAAAGGTCAGCGCACAGTACAACAGGTCTATGAGTATTTAGATCAGTACAGAGAGTCTGAAAACAAACTTGCAGAACTTGTAACTGCTTTTCCTGGTCGTGCTAAAGAACAACGGGCATTTGTTCAAGAGCTTCCCGCCGATACTAAAAAAGCTTTGTTAGAACTGCCTGAAGTTAAAGGCACGTTAGAGTATTTTAAAAAATCGGTCACTGCAAGTAAGTCTGACGCTACGGAAGCGCTTGAAACTAAAGCTATTTTAAATGCCTTACGCGAAGAAGTAGGTGGAATGACAGCCTATTTTACTAAATCGTCTGGCGCACAGCAAACGCAATCTTTAAAAGAAGTACTAGACAAACAAGCCTTAACGTTTGGCGAAGCTTACAACATCTACCGCACACACAAGCTAACGGTGAACAAACTTAAAGCTCAACTAACAGATGTAGCCGATAATGACATCGGGCGTCCTATGGGGTTTTTGTCGTCCGACTACCACGTGGCAAGAGCTATTGATGACATTACAGGACTGGACTTAAGATCTCGCGTGGACAGGCTAGCGCAGTCAGAACTTAGTCATAGAGGCGTTGTAATACACTATCAGCGTCAAGTAGGAAACTTAGAAAAAGAAATAAAAGCTGCTAAAATTGACTCTAAAGAACTGGGTCGAATGCTAGAAATGCCAGTCGCAGAACGCTTAGTATACATACAGACAGCATATCCCAAAAATGCTACACAAGTGCAAGATCTCCTTACTAAAAGTAGAGCGCTGTTTGACGATATGCGTACTTACGGTATGGCAAACGGCATTAACATTCCTTACCGCGAAAACTACTTTACGTCAAAGATGCAAGACGCCGCGGAAGCGTCTGCTAACATGACACGTGTGGTAAAGCAAGTACAAGAAACACTCAAAGATCTTCCCCCCACTACCACAGTTAACGAACTTATCGAGCAACTTGGAGACAAGCCGCTAGCAGTATCTGTGCGACAACTAAAAACTGTACTTGAATACGCGTTTCCTGAGCTTGACTCTAAGCCTTTACGGTTTGAAGCTTTACCTAAATATATTGATAGGTTTGAGCGTCGAGCGATAGAAAAACAATCGTTAGGATTCGAAGCGTCTGCGGCATTTGCGCGTACCGGGGAGTTACCAGAACTAGTGCGTGAACGCGATGTTGGTACCGTACTTAGAGCCTACGCTCAGAACATTAGTCGAGCTGTACACTTTGATACACAGATAAAAGAGCTTGCGGAATATAGAGATGCGCTACAAACTTTGGGACTAAAAAACTCCGCCGACTGGCTAGACAATTACATCAAATCACAGTCTGGACATCCAGGACGGGTAGCTGCCGCAATTGCCGCAACACAGTCAAAAATGCGCGCTAATTTACTCAAAGCCACAGAGAACACGTCGTTAGCTAAAAGATTAGGAGCAAAGACAACACTAGCAGCCGTGGACTTTATGACCTACGTGCCTAGTATTATTTATCAAAACTTTCTTGGTGCAAGACTAGGACCAATTATACTTAACATGACACAAACACCTATGCTCGCGGGACCAGAAATTGGTGGAATCGCAGGACAAAAGTTAGTAGCTAAAGCAGCTCTTAAAACTGCAGTTGCAATGCGCAAAGGGCGTGATTTTACTAAAGAAGTAGAAGACTACATCGATGCAGCGCGAGCTGTGCCAGAACTGGCGTCACGGTGGAAAAACGTACAGCTTGCATCTAAACAGCTCAGTGCTCTTGAAGAGATCCAGTTTGCTAACACGATAAAGTCGGAGTTGTCTAAGGGTGCATTGAAGCGTGGGTTTGAAAACATGCTTGGAGTTAGTGGTCAAATATCTTTAGGAGCCTACACTTTTACAGACACGATTAACAGGCACATCACGATTAACATGTCTAAAGAACTAACAAAAGACTTACTACAAAACAAGCCGTATGCGTTAAAGTTTTTGCGCCAAAGCGACACCTCGTTTAAAACCGACATCGCACGTGTACGCGGTCTTATGAGCGAAACGTCTGATCCAGCTCGCAAAGAAGCTTTAGAAAAGACGCTGGAGTATACGGTGGCGGGATATATTATGGGTAAGACACAGTTCTTTTACACTAAGGCTAGTTCGTCAAGGTGGGCGCGGGAAGTTGGTCCTTTGTTTAGTATGTTCACGAAGTTTCCACAGATGCTTGGTTCTGACATCTACGAAAAACTTGTGCGTAAAAAAGAGTATTCAAAGTTTGTGCAGCAGTATGCCGCACCGACTGTGTTAGTGGGTGGATTCTACTCGTTACTTGGCGACTACAAAGATGAGCCTAGGGCGCAAGCACTACGACTAAACAACGCATGGCGAATGACGCCGCTTAGCTCACTTGAAGTGAACGTACCTCCGCTTGTTAGTACTGGGGGTAGTGCTGTTATGGCGCTAGCTGACGTAGTTAACGGCGATATCGAACGAGTCGGTGGTCGAATACAAAATGTAGCATCTACACTTGTACCGTTACAATGGGTGTCTTCGGGCATAAAAGATGCATATAAACTCATAACTAATGAAAGGATAGAAGAGTGATACACAAAGTAATTTTAGGAACCTTGTCAAGCATGCTAATGAGAGTGATCTTAAATCCGTCGTTTTTAGAGTGGGCAATTATGTATTCGGCGAGAAAGCTTGCAGAATATACCAACACGCCACACGACGACGCGTTTGTAACTAAGATCGAAGAACTTCTTGCCGCAAGTAAAAAGGAACCGCAATGAGTGATAAGAAGTCGGTCAGCTTTAAAAAAGAACACAAGTCGGATAAAGGTGGGTTGACAGAAGCCGGACGCGAGTTTTATAATCGTGTGACGGGTTCGAACCTCAAACCGCCACAGCCTGAAGGTGGAGCTAGACAACGCAGTTACTGTGCTAGGTCTGAAGGACAAATGAAGCAACACAACATTGACTGTCGAAAAGATCCTAACAAACGGATCTGTAAGGCAAGAAGAAGGTGGAAATGTTAAGTAAAGACAAAAAGAAATTCAAAAAGGGTATGTCTATTTACGATGAGTTAATGGCGCACGTTCCTGACAGCATAGACGATGAGAGATCTAAACAGATCTTAGTCGTCAAAAAACTCAAGAAAAAAGAGGAATAATCATGATAAGTAGGCAAAAGTCCACAAGAAGAATCCTAGATTTTTTAGAAACAAACATGCCTACGTTGCCGGATGCACCAGCAGCTAAGCGTGATGCAAAAGCATCTGTAGAAGAAGATACGGTGCCTACCCCTGAATCAGATAAAAAGTTTGTGCAAGGATCTAATCCAAAGCGTAAACGTCAGATAGCGGAGTCAGATGGTATTGATCCAGTCGTAGAAGCTACTGATATGGCTATGGCTCCTACGGCTACCAGTAATCTAATCGATCGACTGTTAACAGGTTCGGCTAAGAACAGACGGCTGCCGTAGGGAGCAGTCGACTACTCGATCTAGATCTTCAGGATACAGTACTACCTTGCTAAACTTAAGTTGTGGTAAGATCGGCGGGCGGTAACAGTTAAGAACTTTACCGGCTTGTAAGTAGTAGCGCAGGCTTACCGTGCCACCAATCAAGTCCACATACGTTAGAGCTAGGTAGTCGTTAATCTTAGGTGATTCAATTAAGACATCGACGTCGCCTCTGTCCGGATTATACGTAAATACCCAACTTGACCACTTTGGGTTACTATAGGATTTGACATGTACTAAGTGTGAATCTCCATGAACAGTGCCTACGAGATCCGCACTGAACGACTTCTGTTTACCAACGTACAAGTTAAGATCAGGCTCTGACACTGTGTCGTATTCCAAGTGCCGCCGTAGGATATCTCTCACACCAAACTCAGCTAGTGCTCCGGATACAATATCTTGTGAAATTTTAGATATATTAGACTGTCCTCGCGACTTAAGTTTTGACATACGTGACTCAATGGTCCTTGTTGCAAAGTCTTCAGCTAGCGTTTGCCACGCAGGATCAATCCGCACTGTATACATCTTTAAGTCTCCTTAGAAGTTTTCGAAGGATTTTAGTTTGATGAGCTACGCGTCCATGCAGCTCATGCACTTTTTCTGTAAGCTTTTCAACTTGGATTGACAAGCTCTCCACTGTCTGATTCTTGCGCTTTTCCTTGCGTGTCTTCTCCTTGCGAGCGTACTCCAAACTCGTTACTACTTTCAACGGTGGTGGGGGATTCTTTGGCGTATCGTTCGTCGACATTTTTAGCAAGCTCCTTCATCTTGTTTAAGACCGCGGTTAAAGCGCTAATCTCGCCCTGCAGCTGCATTTGTCTGTCAGCTAATGACTTCTGGACTTCTGGCGCATTAACTAACAGTCTTTCAATCCATTCTTTTAATTCTTGAATAAAAACTACTTCTTTCATAGAGAACCCCTTTCATGTACATAAAGCTTACCAAACTCTGGTATCTGTGTCAGATCAACATCTTCATTAGCATGAAACGTTAAAGCCGGCGTGACTACTTCATCAGTTTCGTCAAACAACTGAGGTCCGTGTACGGTGCCTAAGGTATACAAAATTAATGACGGACGTAACGACACAACTCTGCCTTTTATCGAAAACGACGTGTTGCTAACAATCTTAACTACATCGCCGGCTTTGATTTTTTTAAGAACCTTACCTGCAGTTGAATAAACTGTAAAGGTTGGAAGGATAATACTACCTCGAGTGCTATCTAAACGGTAGTCTCCGTTAAAGTTCAAACAACGTTTTACTAGAATACGCAAACTAGCTCCTGCTTCCATATTAAAGTTCCTTTCCTGTAGAGGGTTTAGGTAAGTCTTCGGCATTAAACACTAAAGCGCGTAGGGCATCGATCTCAAGAGACATGTTATAGTAGTCCACTAATAACTGTTTATATCGGTCTAGCAGTGTGGTGGTTAAGGCTTCGATGTCTTGTAGCTCTTTATTAACAGGTGTTGCCATTTGGTTTACTCCTTTACTACTTTTTTAAGTTCGGTTTTAAGTCGTTTCTCTTCAGCAAAGTTACGGTCAGCCTTTGCTTCAGCTGCGGCACGTTTAAGAAATCTTTGAACTTTTAAGTCCGAGAACCGTTTAGTACCGTCTGGAAGTGCTACCGTCATAATGTTAGGTGCCATGAACACATAAGCTGCTTGTGCACCACAGCCTTCGCACACTACTTCCGCCGGCTGCTCGCCTTTTGTATGCAGCTGAACGTCGTGCCAGCCACAACTTCTACAAGCGTAATCATATGTTCGGTAACTCATGATTTACGCCTCTAACTCATCTAAGTTAATACTGTTGTCATTTAAAATTTCGTAAAATTTCTGCTCCAGTAAAAACACTAGTTCGTGTCCACCATGAGGCTCCAGCTTTGTAAGTATCTCGTTGATAGCACGATCTTCATAGCCATGCTTTCTTGCTGGGCGAAACACTTCTTGCGCTGTGCGCCACAATGCTGAGTACATTAATCCAGATGTATGACATAGATTAAAAGCACTTTGATCCGCTGGTAGATTAAATTCAAGAATCGCTTTCATAGACTTACCTCCACTGTTAAGATTAATGTTTACAGGTTTAGGATACCGTGTCAACTGCTTCTTGAAACCATGCCGGAAACATATTCCTGTGTTTGTTCCACAGCGTGTAAAATGAGGCGTCAAGAATAACGGTGGCTCCTTTGTCTAAGGGACCTCGGCAGATACGACCACTAGCTTGTAAAAGTGATAGAATCGCTTGCCATGCATACCAGTCAGGACGCTGCATGCGCTTGTGGTCAATCGCAGGGTCCGCTAACGACAAGAACGGAATCTTAGTGATAAGCTGCCATCTTCCTTTGTCACCACTCAAGTCAACGCCTTCAGTCATGCCTGCTGCCATAAGCACATACGGTTCGGTCGCTGTCAAAAACTGCTGTAAAACACGTCCTTTAGATGCGTTGTCGTGCCACAGGTATCTAGGATCGTTAGCAAGTAGTTGCTGTAGCGGTTTACTCATCCCGTATGTAATGTGAACCAAACCTTTAGTTGTAGGATTGGCGTGTGTATATGCTTTTATTTTGTCTGCAAGAGCTGGTAGTAGTGCCTCTTGATTTTTGTATGAGATCTTTCCTACGGTGTCAATAATTACGGGGCGTCGATAAGGAGCAATAGGAGAGTTAGTATTAATATATGCAATCCGTCTACGGTCTAATCCAAGATCGTAGATATCAGTAGGTCCAATTGTAGCACTTACTAGCACAATCTTTTTAACTTTATGTGGATTCCAGAGTATCGGCGGCTGTTCTCTAGCATCGATCGGAGTAAACTTAAGACACTCACGATAGTCCCCGCGATAGTAGTCCCATGTTCGTTGACACAGTGACCGCATGCGATCACGTTTAAGTGTTGATAGTAGCTTTTTGTACTTAGCGCCTCGAGATTCTAACCAAGCAAGTACGTCTTCGTAGGTTTGTATTTCTGCAGGATAACAGTCTTTATGTTTCCATATACGTTTTGCAGCGTCGTCGGTTAACATCTTGAGTAAGTTATGTGCTTCATCTACGATTAAAGTAGAACGCCACTGCTTGTGTGCAAGGTAGGTATAGTAATTGGCAAGATAAATAGGTGCGGCATAGAAGGTTTTAGTGGCGGTAAGAAGTGGGCAGTTATCGCAGTAGCGTTCGCATTTTTTCTTAGTAGTTTCGCATGGGCGTTTGTCACGCGCGCAATAGTAAGTAGATTTTTTAGCTAGAGTTGGTAACGATGGGAACTCTCGTTTGTACTGATCTATTAGAATATTATTCGGCGCTAAAATCGCGGCTTCTCCTAGCCAACTAGCTAGCGTCGTTGTAACCCGACTCTTGCCCGCGCCTACAGGCATGTTGACAACAAACACATCATGTGATGACCATAAACGTTCTAGTTCAGACAAAGCATGGGACTGCTGTGGTCTGGGTGTAAACGTGGTATCAAAATGTGAAAGTATACTTGTCACTTATTACGCCTCTTTCGTTTAGCTTTAGGTGTGTTTATAGCATCTTGTGCAATACGTAGTGTAGCCATAAGCATCATCAGCGCATCATTAACATCTGACTTACTGTAGTCTTCAATAGTCCGTGCATACTTTTTCCACGTGGTTGTAGGAATCTCTAATACGTGATCAGCGCGACACGCTGCAATAGTTGTCCCTACTGCCCAATGAAGATATGCATGCGCCTGAGCGCCTCGAATTCGTTCGATAATCATAACATCGATATGTCCTATTTCATCAATTAAATAGAACAACTTGTTTAAGCGTTGCTGTACTGACTGCTTATAGTTGAGAAGCAGTATACGCGAGTCAGTGATACTGCCGTTTTCGTACAAGGCAATGCCAGGCATGGAATCTTTAGAACCGCTTGATGGATCAACAGCAAGTACCCTACCTGATAGGATAGTTTTACACAGCTTGCCGGCACTGACTTCATAAGCACTAGCGTTTTTCTTAAGTTTGTTTATAGTTGCTCCGCGCATTATATTTGTTCCTCATCTGTTGACAGGCGTTGTAGCTTTCGTTCTGGTAGCCAGCGTGGTGGGTTAAGTGCAACTAAGTACTGAACTTCGTTAGCATATAAGCGCTTGTCTAAAACCTGTGTGACTACCTGTACATAGAAATTGTCGTTTAGGATAACTGTGTCCATATACTTAAACATTAAAAAGGTACCTCCTCGTCGTCTAGGTTAAAGTCTAGTTCCCACTCTACGTTGTCTAATAGTTCTTTTGACGGTGTGGGTTTTGGTCGTTTCTTTGTCGCGGACTTTCTAGGCTTTTTCTTTTTTACCATGATCCCTTCCTTCCCCAGTTGTCGCCACGTGTTGCCGTGGGTGATATATCTATAACTCGTTTGTAGTCGGTGACTTTACAGACACATGATGTTGTGGGCAACTTGTCGCGTGAATCAACTGATCTATACTCGATCACCACTACGTTACAGGACTTACATACATAGGTGTAATTAGGCATTGTAGCTCCTTTGTTCATAGGCTTCATATATTTTTTGTTCTATTACTCGGCTATCTAAAGGCGGCACTGCATGTTCATTGTTCCAATTATAAGCATGACGTACTGCTTCAGAGTAGTCAAGTCCTAGGTCATAACAGATTGTTCCTATTCGCCAAACATGACATCTTCTGCCGCCAACACTCACCTTGTCTCCAAGCGCTAATGCTAGTATGTGCGGGCTTACCTTTTCCTGAATTTCTTTTACTGTTGTCGGAGGCTTACGTGTCCATGGATCAATTACTAACTTATAGTTTCCCTGATGCCTATCTAACAACTGCTTTCTGTGCCCGGGGTTCTTCTCGTGCCATGTTCCAGTCAACCTGTACAAAGCCGTGTTGTGGTAGATCGTTAAGTCGGCGTCAGGTGCATGTTGTTTAACCCACTGCTTTTGCGCTTGTGCTACGGTAGTTCCTTCCATTGGTTCTATTGCCACGTGGAGGTGTATACTACGATTACCACTGGTATATACATCAAAGCTGATATCTTCTGCTTCAAGTTTGTTCGCTAACCTGTATGCGCTTTCGGGCGTAGAATCAAAGTCCAACAGTAGTTCTTCTGACCGAACAGCTTCTGTTTGTAAGTCTCGAAAGTGACGTCGATCTAGTATACGCTTAACCGTTGATTCCGAATAAAAATACACAGACCTGAACCCCCCGTGTTTCCACGTAGCTAAGTCAGCTGCGGCAATAAAACGCTCTGGCGTTACATGCGGTCTGCGCACAGTTGGTGTAACGTAAGCGTAAAACATTAGTCCTCGCGTGGTAATAGTTAGTCTTCACACTTAATAGATGCCAAAGTATCGCACACAGTGAAGCCACCCTTGATGGGTATCGTAGGTTGCAGAAGATCGTTAATGTAAGTGTATGCATCTTTAAGCAGCTGAAGTGCCGCTTCGGCGTATGACTCTTCTACTTCCCACACAGTTTCATCGTGGTAGTCTACAATCCACGGATACATAGGAATACGCCGTGACTTACGTTCATCATTTATGTACGACAGCATAAATAAAAGTATGTTGTGACCAGTGCGCTGACAAAACGTGTTAACGATGTCTTTAAGACGTGACTCATGCAACAGCGTTGGCATATACAGTCCGTCATAAAACCAACCGCGGTTGAACTCCCACTCCGCTACAAGCTTTTGTTCAAACGATGCGATGCCTGCATACAAGGCATGCCAATCTTCTGAAATCCTATCCACTGCTTCTCGTGTTAGAGGCTGTCCCGATTCTTCGTCGACGACGTTATTTTCGAGGAGGGTTTGATATATCTTAAAACTTCCAGCGCCATACTGCTTAGCAAGATGAACTGTTTTTGAAATGGAACGTATGGTCTTAAACTCTTTTTTCGCCGCCGCAATCGTTTCAGGTGTCGGGTTTGAAGGATCATATATAGTCCTCACTTTGTTAGACCACATAGACATGTGTGCTGCGTTAAACAAGTAGACGTCGTTTGGTTTTGCGTTAGGTCCATACAGCGACATGAGCGTTGGATCTTTAGAATACTCAGTCAGCACTATGGGTTCAATTGCCGACAGGTCAGTTTGAATAAGTTTGTGTCCCGGTCTAGCTCGCCAACATTCTAAGTATTCTTTAGTCTTTGGTTGCTGCGTAATATTTATCGACATATTTTAAGTCTTCCTAATAGGTGTTTTAACTCTAAACCGCAGGACGTTATGGCGCAACTTCTTGTTTTAAGTACGTAAACTTAGTAATGTATCGCAGTGCTTCTTCGCTTCGTAAGTCTCCGGATTTTGCATATGACTTAGCGTGAGTGCTGCTTGGTCCTTGGTTATACGCTACTGCAGCCTTACCTGTGTCTTGGTATAGATCAAGTAGACGTCTGTAGTAACACGCTCCTGCATACAGGTTGATGGTTGTTTCCCATACGTCTTCGTCAGCGAACTCTGTGATACCGCAGTAACCTAGTCCTTCCTTAAATGCCGCTCTAGCTACCTGTGTTAGTCCGCGTGGACCAGTAGGTGACTGCGCGTATTTCATGAACCGAGACTCGATAGCAATGATCTTAATAAACGCACGCCTGTGTTCATCGGTGTCAAATATATTTATGGTAACTTCTACAATAGACTGCGCTAGTATTTGCTTTCGTATAGGTGACAGCGGTGCATTTACTTGCTGCATCATGTCAATAGCATACTGTCCAATGTTGGTTTTAAGGTTCGTGGGATCTAGACTTGCTTGATATTCATTTACTCGCTTTGGATTAATCCCCACCACCAGCAATACGCCCAGTAATAGTACCAAACACTTTAAAGCCTGGACGTAGGATGTCTTCCGTACTAAGGTTTTCCAAACACGACCTAACATAGCTTTCCTCCTTTGTAAGATCTCTGTAACTAACTAGCAGTTTACCTAGGTCTCCTAAGAATCGTAGCGCCTTGTTGTCGAGTGATGGTTCTCCCGATTCTGTAGTTTTAAGTGCTGTAAATTTAAGTACATCATAAAACAGGTGTTTAAGATCCGGTATTGAGTTTAAGTTAAACCAATGCTCTGCTGGTAAGCTGCTTAATGCCTGACGCCGCTCATCCCAAGCAATCCACGCAGCGTTGTAACGTTGTCCACTGTTTTGAAGATCTTGAAGCTTAAGATGCCACGCTACCCACCGTTTACTCAGACTGCCATCTTTTGTTCGGTTGGGCGGTTGCTTGGACATGTGGTTGTGTATCAGGTCTATCTTTTTAGGCTGCTTGGCTAGTAATTCAGCATAGGCTTTTTCTTTACGCTCTGCGATAATCTCCTGTACATAAGGCGATTGATAAAACGTATTAACGTACTTGTTGATTTCTGTTAAAAGCTTTTCGCGGTATGCTTCCACTCCTGCACGATCGATAGTGATCCCACGTAGCTTCTGTTCGCGGAGCAAAGCGATTTCGTTAAACCACAAAGACGCGTGATCTAAAAGACTTCCTTCGCCGGTAATAGAATCATATGCTTTAATTAAATCATGATACAACTCATAACAAGCCTCCGCGTCGTTTGCACAGTAAAGCATAAAGCTTTCTGGTTCGAGGTCAGCAAGTTGAGACATAGCGCTTTTTGGCAGCTTGTGTTTACTTAATAACTGTGTCAGGTTATCTTTGTTGTTCACTGCGGTGTTTAAGACATTTTCATTAGCATGATCTAGAGACCATGACTGACCATCCCAACCTTCGGTGCTACATAACTTATACATAACATAGGTACATGCGGCGTAAGATAACTTAACGAACGCATACTTTTGTGCATAGTAATCTAACCATGTAGAGTCAAACAATAAATTGTGCGCAATTAAGGGTATGCCGCGAAGTTGAGTAAACAGCGTTTTAAAGTCGTCAATAGTAAACGCCCGCGTATCTAACGCGACGACAGCGTAAGGGCTGGCAAGTCCTATCGTAAGTATGCGACTATCTGGCGCAAAAGGAGATAGTCCAGTAGTTTCTAGGTCGATTGCACAAATCTGCTGCGGTGTTAGCCCAAGTATAGCGCGAAGGTCATTGAGCTGTGTCGGGGGGAGTATCTGCACCGGACGAAACTTTAGCGGCGTCGAGCGTTTGGATAGCAGCACGTAAGGCGTTTGCGTTAAGGTTGCTGGTTCCTGCATCATAAAACTCCCGTAAAATTAGAGAAGCTTTTGGTATTGCATGCAGCTGTGAGTCCTCTATTAAAGACTGTAAGTCCTGAAACTCAACTGCTTGGTTATCGTAGAGGCGAACGTAACCTGTGGCGGTCTGTTCGACTATATACCCCGCGCCTTGCTTAATTACGATACCTACTGTAAAGCCCCGAAGCACTTGGAGCATTTGTTCTAGTCCGTAACGATCAATAGCATCTAGATAAACAGCATGCGCGTTGCTAGGCAACAGCGCACGCATAAACAGTCGGAACGGGAGAGACCAACCTTTAGGATCATTTTTCGGACGAACATAAATTTTGTGACGTTGGTGTAAATCCGCGCCAAGAGACAGCGTGAGTTCAATGTAACCTCGAGTCACCAGCCATAGTGTGTCCACAGCCGAAATCGTAACCGTGTGAGAGCCAGCAGGAAGTTTACCAACGCCACGAATTGGAGTTGCTAACACCGTTGACGTAAAACCAGATTTAAACGCTGTCAACCTACGCGCAAGCATTTGTTGTCTAAGTCTTTCGTACGCCATGGTGTTAACTTACCTTTCTTGTTAGAACGTGCGTGCAGCTACAGGTGGTTTGTTGCCGCCGCCGTTGAACCCACCGCGGTTTGCGACCTTTTTTATACCTGTTGATGACGTTCCCTCTGCTGACTTGGGTTGGTATTTAGGTCGAATGTTAATGTTGTAGTCCGGAGAGGACTCGCTAGTCTTTTCTCTGACTGGCGACATAAGCAGTTCAAACTCTTCTAGGTTACCAAACGTCGCAAGAGCTTCCTGTAAGTCAGAAACTTTAATGGTTCCTACCACGAATCCACCGAACTTGCCTTCACGATTCCAAGCACCTGTTAATCTGATTGATGACTTCTTTTGCATAACACACTCCTTAGAATAAGACAAACCAGCACCATGCTAGTCGGTCGTTGAGAACGCTTCTTTAACAAGGTCTAACCAGTAATTATAGTCACCGGTTGCATCATAGTTATCACATGCTGATGCTAGAGGACAGTAATCACACGGATTATAAGAAGACCTAGCTCCCAGCATGTTCTTTTGAGCGGGTCGCGGACCAAGCTTTTTAGTCGCGGGAATCTTACTTACTAGATCGTAGTAACGCTCAATCCCTTCTACAGTTATTATTGTTGCTTGTGGACATGGCATTCCGCAAGTAAAATATGATAACGTGCCGTTTTCAAACGACAGATCGTATTCTCGTACGAATGGTTTAATGTCCCAAGCTTCAGGTCCGCTTTTACCTTGCATCATCTTGACGTCATAGCGATCAGCTAGCGAGCGTTTTAGATTATACGGAACAAGCCAGTTAACGCGCGAAGAATACACTAGCTTAAACGGTATGTCAAGACGCCACATGTAATGAGCAGCTTGTATCAAGTGATCCGTTTTTGGCTCGAGCTTGTAGTGTACAGCATTAGCTGTCCACACAGACGATACAAGTTTAAGTTCAATGCCTACTTGTGGTACTTTGTCATCAGTACACAGGACAATGTCCGGACGTCCAGTAACTGTTGTGCCGTTTGGAGTAGTCCACACCACGGGAATCTCTTGTTCCCTAAGAATTACGCCCTTCCACGCTTTGCTTAGCGTCTGCATCCATTGGTCTTCGTTGTCTAAACCAGCTCCAAACATAAGATACGTTTCAGCCGAATGCTGCTCTTGTATTCCAGACGAACGCAAATGCGCTAGTCTATGACACTTTCCTATAACTGTGGCGAGATCTGCGGACACGTGCCCTACTGAACCTCCACGCAAGGTTCCGACTTTGTCTTGTTCAGATACCTGTGCTTCGTCTACTACAGCTTCGTGTCCCGAACGCCACAACTGCAGTATTGATATGTGGGACGCTGCATTTATAGTAACGGTCATCGTTTGTACCTATCATCAGTGCCTGTAGCGGTGGTTTTATATTCTAACAAAAAGAGTAAGCAACAAGCTGCATGGGCTAGATGATCGTGACCTGATTCCGAATCAAGATCCACACCATCTAAGGATGCATAAATGTGTCGCAGAGCGGCTCCGTAAAGCCGCGACCAAGCCATGCCTTTGCGCCAGTTGTGTGCATCGTACTTCTTGCGTCCAAACTCCAACACCTCTGCAATTTGGAGCAGTGGTTTCGTAGGTATTAGTTCTAGAGGGGGTTTCCCCCCGTCGTACTTAGTACCTTCTTCTAGCGTGGGATGAGGCTGATCTTCCATCTCACGTTCATGTATCTGCTTTTGTTTGAAGTATCCCATTGTCGCTCTCCTGCTGTTTAGCTAGTTCCTGTAATAGTTTAAACGTGGTGTCAAGGCATAGATTAAAAATCACTGACGCGTCTTTAGGGTTCACGCCGTACACTTTACACAAATGTTCATACGCGGGGTAGAGATTTGTTGCGATAGTTATTGTGTGACGGCGTTGTTGTCTACTAGTGTTTGGCATATGGTATAACCTCCAAGTAATGTGGTGCAAGAGCTTTTAGTTGAGGAGCTGTCAGCGTGAGTTCAGTAAGCCACATTTCACTAAAAAACTCCGGCGAGAGCTTTAGCTGCGCTTGTATCATAGTATTGCCCCAGTATTGCAAGGCTTCTAAAGAACTGACTAGCGCACGTAGTGATACTAAGTTATATGGACCATCCAAATATACTCCAACCGAGTGCCACATGAGGTTTGATAGCTCATGCGCGTAACGCTTATCACAATGATTAAAAATCAGAAACGCCGCGCTTGCTGCTTGCCTTGTTACGGTACATACTAACTTTATGTTGTTTACACGCGCTTGATCCATGGCTGTCATGATTTCCATCATTGTACTAACACTTCCCCCAGGGCTATTAATTTCGAAGTGTATTTCTGTTACGCCGTCTGCAATCCTATCGCGAATCTCAGACGGGACACCAAAGTGATTTAACTGACTTATAGGACCTTCAATCTTGATCAGTGCCGCAGTGGGTGTTCCAGAGTTCCAAAACAGATTGTCTAACGGAGGCGTAAGAGCGTTTGGCTTTGTGGTTAGGACCAAGAGCGCTAGCGCGGCTAGTGTTGTAACTAAGAGTAATAACACTGCTCCTAACCGCTTTTGTACTGAAGTCAACATAGATTACATTTCCTTTCATTGTTGAGGTTCCTTTACCAAAGTTAATTGTGGCTTACTTTTAACATAGTCGTCAACAAAAATTAAATCACTGCGCAAAATACCGCACACTACCACGTCTCCAAGCTTACGTAACATCAGTATTAGACTTGCTACTATGAACGGCGACGCCTGATACTCATTCACGTATACGCGCATTTCTGACGAATGAAGAAACACGTCTAGTTGTGGGCGGTTGCGAAACAATACACTGATTGGTTCATCGAAAGATGTTGCAGTCGATGGTATTACGAACGAAATGTCAGAGCTTTGATCCATGAGTTTACGCAACTTATTCAATCTTAATGTGTAACGCATTTTATTAAGCCAGTTCATAAATCTCCTTTAAAGCTTGTAAACGAATTGTAATTTTGCCCTACGCATGCTTGCGTTAGAGTCACTACGTAAACTCCTGATAGTGAATGACGTTACGTATAGTTAGATCTGGTAGCGGACCTGTATGTACCAGCCGCGTCACACTTATGAAGCCCATATTACCTACAAGTCTGTCGCGCACGAGTTTAGTAAACGCCTCCTCCGCTGTTTTGACGTCGGAACTCACTAAATAGTTGTTCCAAGTACGTGGGGCATCAGTGGTGCTTTTAGTTTGTACAACGTACATATTGTTTGCCCTCCTATGGACTATATCGGTTTAAAGTCTATATTGCTTTAACCGTTAAAGCCTTAGCGCCTAAGTCACTGTTTAGACGTCCTCCTCTGCCTCCACTTTGGGCATAATCTAGCGCATCTAAACAGGCTGTTATATGTTCAATCACAACACAGTTCCTGGCGGCAAGCGTTGCTTTAAGTTCGGGGTAGTCTTCTGCAACATGTAAAGTAAACGATAGTGGTTCAATTAAAACCGGTGTTACCCAGTATTTACCAACACATGACTTATCTGTAACGGTGATATATACGCCTTTAATCCCGCCTTCTTCTGTGTAAACGACAGAATCTAGTATTACTTCTGGTTCTTGCATCTTACGAATCTCCTCTTGACAGGTTTTAGATCAAAGTTATAATGGTAAACAGGATACCGACTGTTACACTGTGGCGGGGTATAATCAAGTGTATCACGCATACTGGCTCGCGCGAGAAGCTAAAGGAGGTATAAGATCGCCTCAAGCTGCCACATGTATACGCTATAACTAGTGAATACATGCTTCCCCCGCGAGAGACAGCGATGATTGATTGTATACGCCCGAACTTATACGCTGATAGTATGCAAGGCGATGCTTGCTAAAACACTCAGGCGTTATTACATGTGCGTTCATGATACTAGTAGGGCATCCGTCGTCATACTTGTGGTTGTCATGCGTAAAGTATCGTAGCTCACAGTGAACCAGTTCATGTAACACCAACGCTTCTTGTTGTAACGCGTTAAACCTTTGCCAGGCAGATTCCTTCAACTCTATTCGTTGTCCTTTGTTGTGCAAGGAGTAGCATACCCCTACCGTGTAGAGCACGTCCATGTCTGTGAACTCTTTTACAATTACAATGGGTACTGTTAAAGAACGTCCTGTCATGTTTGCAAACTGCTGCTGGTATCCTTGTACTTCCTCTGTTACGTAACCGTCAACCCAGTTAAGCTTTCCTGACGCTTTTCGATCGACACTGCCACAGTAAGTTAGAAACACTAAAAGACTAATCACGTACATGCGCCCTACCATAGTTACCTCCGTACTTGCACAAAGTAGCCTATACACCAACAAACTACAACCATCACTGCCCACGTAATATATATCGCCGTCATTACTTACTCCTGCTTAAGTAGCGTGAAGCTGATAATCGGCTTAATGCCGGCAAGCTTTGGTTCGCGGGGGATAATCTGCAACATAGTTACCTCCGCGTTGATAAGTGGATCAGTTACCACAGTCACCAGGTCCTTATCGCTGTTAGTATCACATCCTGTAGGTGCGTTTTCGAGCTTTAAATAGCTATACTCAAAGTCTTTAGTACCAGATTTGCGCTGATAGCAGTACACGCGAGAACCCATGATAATATCAACCCACCCACCACCGGTTAGGCTGCCTGTTATTTCCGGTACCGTAAACTTTCGGGGGAACATCACGGTAGCGCTGCCGTTGATCGTAACCTTGTTATAGTTTTCCCACGGTGTCAGGGATCTATCTACTTCTATTTGAGCAGACATAAGCTTAACTGAACTACCGTTAGCGCCGGCTACGCCTTGTGGTCCTTGTGCACCATCGTTACCTTGTGCGCCAGCTGGTCCTTGTTCGCCGTCGTTACCACGTGTACCGGCTGGTCCTTGCTCGCCAGGCACACCTTGTGGTCCTTGCGGTCCTGGACGTCTTCTGGTGACTTGCTCATCGCTGCCACATGCTATGGTTAGAACAAACGCGCTTACGTATGCACTTAGTTTTGTTGTGACTGTCATTTTAAACTCCTCACTGTTACTTGTTTATAGTTTTGTCTAATGTCATGTGCAATGAACGCATCAACTGACTCTGCTGATTTTAAGTCATCGAACGTTGTCTGTGGTACTCCAACATATAAGTAGGTGTCATTTTGTTTGTACGTCACCGACAGCCGCTGTGACTTATAGTCATACGTGACTGCTTTTATGTTAGAGTTTTTGTCAGCAAATTCTATCGTAACCACTATCGATGTCCTCCGGTTTTAAGGTAGTATCGTCTACCTGCTTCTATTTTTATGCCCTCCTCAAAGCTGTCAAATCCCTCTGGTTCATGAAACCATGCCACGCGCTCTTGTGCTTGTGACGGGTAAACCGATGGCGGCGAACCCCACCACTTATGTTGTGCGAACCCCCCCTCGTACACACGCACCGGCACAAGTGTTCCTTTGATAAGTTTTAGTTCAGTTCTTAGTAGTTTAGGAAACATTTAGTAACTCCTTTATTGATGGTTGTAGTTCACTAAACTGTTTGTTGAACTCATCTGCGTCGCTTGCGGACCACTGCTCTTGCATGTCAAACGGCAACTGTGAAAAATGCCAGTCAAAGATAAAGTAGAACTGGTCGATTGCTCGAGGATCATCAGGTGAGGCGCGTACCATGTCCTCATACACGCCTTGAGCTAGTCTCTTGATTGTGTCTTTAGGTATCACTTGTTAGACCTCCTCATCTTGTGAAACGTTTTCTTCAATAATACCACATACTTCTATGTTGCGGGGATCGTTTGGTTCGTGTACGTTTATGCATACTTCGCGTGTGACGTCTCCTGCTAGTACGTGGTTTGGTACGTCGTCTACTGTTTGTGCCGTCACTTCTGCTTCGTATGTTGTGACGGTCACTATCTGATATCTGACACGGTAGATATTAAGTCTCATTAGTAAGCCTCATTTCGTGCTCAACTAACACACGGTTAAGGTGTTGCGTTCGTATCGTTAGCCCGTGAATCACGTCGGTCAAGTCATCATACAACGCATGTTCCGCGCGGTTATTGAGGTTCAGTTGTTGGTGCAGCACCTTCAGGTCATGCAAGGTACGCTTTGCTGTTTGGACAAGGTCAAACAATGTTTGAGTATGCTCGGTCATGCTGCTGCCTTTATGATCTGTGATAACAAGTCGACGTTGCGTTCAGCCAATCGTTGTTCTGAACGGGCAGTCTTTGCCATCTGTTCATTGACTATCTGCCACAAGTTATACAGCGTTGGCGCTTGGTCTTCGACACGCCTTGCGGCGCTGTTATCTACCAGCGTTAAGACGTTGTTAGTGGTACGCTTAGACAAACCAAGAGACAGTACGATGTTCTTTTGTTGCTCAACACTTAGCTCACGTGTTTTGAGCGCTGTCATCTGTTCAGTAAGTGTGCTTCGGATCCAAGCAATCGCTTCGACGATGCGATCGTGTAACATAGACAAAAACTGTTCGGCTTTTTGTCCTTTTACGTGTCTAACTTTCGCATGATAGCCGGTGCTGCCTATGATTAACCCATTAGAGCAAACGAATCGGTATAACCCTACCGAAATTTGCAAAGACTTCTCACCATTGTAGCTATTGAACAGTACAATACGTGGTGTTAGCTTGTCGCCGGCGGTGTCAAATGTCATGTTATCTAGCGTGAATTGATAACAGTGAACAGTACTTTTTTTGCGTCCACTCTTTAATTGTCGCACCGTCGACGATACTTGCTGACTTTCCAGAGCATTAGTGATGATGTTTAGAACGTCGGATGTTTCGATTCTCAAGTATGAAGTACTAAGCATGGTTTGAACTCCCTTCAGTTATAAATTGTTTACTTTTTACTCCGTGATATACTAAACCTATTCGTGGATTAGGTCCTATCGCTACCAAGTCATCGTCACTTGCGTTCACGTATCCCGCGCGATGCAAAGCTTCCTCTGACGCGAACACGGCGCTATGACGATCGGTGGTACTGTCTATTAAATGATCAGCGAGTCCTCCTTGACTAAAGATTAGTGTAAAGTTCACTGGGATCTGGTTCTCTTTTTGTAAACGTTTAAACAGTGGTACCATTTTTGTGTACGCATAAAACTTAACGTTAGGCAGCGCCGTCATAATACTAAACCACGCCATGATATAAGACAGAGAATAAAAGTCACCTGAATCATGAACACGAACGATCGTGGCGCGTTTCTTTTTAATCTCGCTAACCATAACCTCAACAAAGTCAGGTCTAAGAGTAGCTTGTAACCGAAACTCATACGACGGCTGAACGTTAGACCATACGTAAGCGCCTTGTTTGGCGTAGCATCCCTTAGCACAAGAGCCAGCGAGAGGACACGTCTTAAGACCAGACGCGCTGAATCCCGCGGGAATACCAAAGTTGAATAAACGCTCACCGTGAAGGTCGCCGGTTGACTTGATCTTAGCGTTGCGTGTCAGTAGTTCAGTCATGCGGTAACCCCTTTTTTAATACTGTAAGCATGTCTATGTACAGTTCGGTATCACGACGGTTGTAGTTGTTACGTTCTCCAATAGCTCTTGCATGTTCTAACCAGTAGTCGATGTCATACGGTCCTTCACAGCCTATAC